CGCTGGCAAAGGGTGGCCCGTTGCCATCGTTGCCCGCCCGCAAGGTGATGGCCGCTACCCGATGCAAGCTAATGTCGTCATGATTAGCTTGCATGATGATAGGTTGTTGGCAACCATATCAGCATCTCGCCGTTTTGCTTTTTGCGCTTCCTGTTTGGTTACGGTAATGCCTTTTACGTGCCAACGTTGGATTAGCAGCGCAAAATTGTCGGCGAGCGGTAAATTTTTGGCGGATTGTTGTCCTTATATATTGTGCGCAGACGGCACCAACTTTTTGCGCGCGGTTTTGTCGTCGTCGTTTTTGTGCGCAACGTCGTTTTATCTGCACCGGTTTTTCGCGCGTTTTCGTGTTTGTTGCCGCTTAACGTCTAATTGTGCCGAATTTTGTCAATGTTAACATTTCAAAATGTTAAATGCGGAATTTTGTTAGGTATTAGGATTCATGCGCAGTTAAGATGGATTTTGAAAAAAAATTTAATTCAATATCCAAAACCTTGAAAACCTTAAATCTGAAAATTAGGTTATTGATTTTGTTCACATTTAATGCCCGAATCTTGAAAAGGGGGGTAAAATGTTGAATCAATATTTGGAATATTGATTATATATAATCCGGAAAAAAACCTATTTGTTTTGACTATATTAACGTTTGGGATGTTAATTAACATCGGGGTTTTTGGGGTTCGGGCGAGAAGAGGGGGGTTTTGCGATTGTGGGATTATTTGCACGGCAAAAGTGCACGCGAGCAAAATAAAAAATGAGGGCGGGGTTTTTGAGATTGCACGGCGCGCAAAAAGATATTACTAAAACATGGACAACTCATTAAAACCAAAAAGGTCGAAAAAAGAAAAAACGGGTTATATATATATATATTCAATATATTATTTTTTTTTTTTTTTTTAGCCGTTTTTTCCTCGCCCTCACCCGTGCTGTTGAATGCCGCCGCCGCCCGCAACCCCCTGTTTTTCCTAGGGTTTTTTATTTCCAGTCAATAAAAATCCATATAACATTATTATTGCCAATTATTGACAAGATTATTTGTTCAATATTTAAATCTTAACAAAAAAACCATCAACATTTTCCACATGGTTCGAATTTTATTTTCAATTCGCGGAAGACCGGGTGTTTATGCGGGCTTCCGTGGCACGCTACCATTTCCGACGTGTTAATTAACATTTCCCGATTTTTTATTGACAACACTAAGCTGGATTTATATTGGCAACATTATTTGTTATTCCAGATAATCCAATATTCCAGGTCAGAAAATGTTATTTTTTCGGCACGCTTTCGCCGCACAAAATCCGCCTGCCGTTTTACGTCATGTTCAATACTTATAAACACCCTAGTCTAATTTAACGCTAATCAATCTTTGTATCTTGATAACCTCGCCGCCACCTATCACCATCAACCGAGATGATAACGTCCCGTGAATTTCGTGGGGCGAGGGCGTCGAAGGGGCGGAGTTGACGGGGGACCCCGGGACTTGGACACGTGGAGTCGAGGGGGGCTGGGTGAATATATACCCACCCCCGCAGACCACCCGACACCACTACACTTTTACCCGTAACAAGAATAATTCCCATCCCCCTACGCAGCCGCCCTAGCCAACCCGGTGCAGTACCACCCCCCGCGGACCACTCAGCCCTCCCCGCCATTCCTCGTAAACAAGAATCATTCCCACCAAGACGCCAATGCCCCCGGGAAGCCTACATCCATTCCGCTTCTTGTGGCTTTCTAATATGGTGGGTGCAGTCTACGTAGCCCATGTCGCCACCAAGCGTCCTGTCCGCTCTCTACAGCCCGGTGCAGCCCACACCCTACCACCCACCCCTCCCCCTGCAATCCGCCCAAGAAAAAGCCCCCCATCGCTGGAGGGCTGCCAAAAAATTTTCCTCACGAGCCGGGTGCAGTCTCCGCCGCTTCCTCCCCGGCTTCCTCACCAGCGTTACCCTTACGACCCTTCATCGCCTTCAGGAGGTCAATGGACTTCGCCAGCAACCCAACCTGCTGCTCGAGGCGCTCCAACCGTCCCTGCCCCTCTTTCAGCGCGGCAACGTCCGCCAGCAACGCATCGAGGTCGATACTCTCTCCGTCCACCATAGCTTCCGCGTAGCTGTCAAAGAAAGCCTGTGCAGTCAGAACCACACCCATCCCCGTGCCGTCAAAGACCACGTAGTGTCCAAGCGGCAACGTCACTTCCTTCCAGTCGTATTTGACAACGACGACAGGACCTCCAGCACGCTCGGAACGCTCGCACGTGCCGCCTGCCGCTTCAACATCCGCTGAAAGCTCCGCAAAGTTATCGCCACCAGACTCATCGCCCAGCGCCACAAACTTGAAGGCTACAATCGGTTTTTCTTTCTTGTATGCGTACATAATACACTCCACTTACGCCCGCCAGCCCGTGCAGCCCCATGCCGCCAGTCGCAAGCGTAGCGTGTAAGGCATTCTAATGGTTATACATTTTTACCTCAACCCTTCCATCAGCCCAAACCGTCCTTTACAATCCCCCACGCCAGCCGCAGCCTGCGATAGCACAAGCCATTGCGGAACCCCCATACCCTGCGGCTGGCGTCCCCACACTATCTCCGTTACAATCTCCCATAAACCGTTAAGTGTATGGGAGATTTTTTCTGTGTCCTCACAAACCAGTCCGCTAAACCTCAACGAACAGGCAGCAAGCGCCTTGCGGTCTGCCGCTACCCCTGCCCAGACCGTCCACTCCACATCTACCGCTCCCGCTCCCGCCTCCACCCTTCCACAAACCCCTCTCCCCCCATCAGTCCCGGACGACGCCCCGCCACCGGTGGAGTTCACCCTGTGGGAAGTGCTGGCATCCGACCTCGCTATCGGTATGACACCCACCCCTGCCATACTGAAAGCCTACGATATTAGCAAGGAACAACTTGACCTCCTGCAAGCCAACCCCTTCTTCCAGAAGCTGCTGCAAGCCAAGCAGGACGAAATCGCCGAGAGTTCCCGAAACCCATCGGAAGCCGCCTTCGTGCAGAAAATGCGCTTTATTGCCGACAAGGCAACCCCTCGCCTGCTTGCCCGCCTGACCGACAACGAGACGACCAACAAGGACTTCGCCACGCTCCTCCAGATGGTTGTCCGCCTTGCCCGGCGCGAACCGCCACCTCCACGCGACGACGCACCGCTCGCCCCGGCACTCACCGGACCTACCGTCACGTTCAATATCGTCGGCGTGCCGGGGTTAGACCATCTGGCGACCGCTCAGGTAGTGCAGGCCCCACCCATCCCGCACGCGCCGCTCCAGCGCGCACAGCCCCTCCAACACACCCCGCCAACCCCCGACGCGACCCTGCCCTCGCCCGTCGGCCCCGAACCTTCCGCTGACGACCTGTTGCAGATGGGGGTGCTGTGATGGCGACAACCTACCGCGCATACCCCACGATGGAGCGATTCCATGCGGACTACGGCAAATATTTCAACCGCTTCGTCGCAGGACCCCCGGGAAGCGGCAAGTCGGTCGGCAGCGCCTTGGAGCTAATCGGCATCGGGCTGCGGCAAGAGCCCACGGCTGAAGGCATACGCCCCACGAAATTCGCCATCATCCGCTCTACCTACGGCGAGCTGGAGCGTACCACGCTGGAAACGCTCCGCCAGTGGCTGCCGCCCCAGTACACCAAAATTAACAGGAGCAAGCCGATAACGGTTCACTGCCGCCTGCCGCTGCCGGACCACACCATCGCCGATATGCGCTTCGAGCTGATAGCCATCGAGTCCTACTTCGACCTTGGCAAGCTCGACTCATACGAGGCGACTGCTATCTGGTTGAACGAGATGACCGGACTGCCGAAAGAGCTGGTGGGTAAGGCGGGCGAACGGGTTGGGCGTTATCCCCCGGCGAATATGTGGGACGATGGCAACAATCACTGCACGCTCTACTGTGTCATCGGCGACTACAACTACCCGCCCAAAGACCACTGGCTCGTCGAGTACCTCCACTCCGGCACGCTGCCTCCTAACACCATGCTCTACGAGCAACCGCCCGCGCTTATCGAGACGGTCAATCCCGACACGGGCGAGACAACCTACGCGGTAAACCCCCACGCCGAGAACCTGACGAACCTCGACGGGGGGCAGAAATATCTGAATGACCTTGCGACCTACGAGCGCATGGGGCTGACCGATATGATTCAGACGCGCCTCTTGTGTCGCTATGGTCGTGCAGGCGGCGACGGCAAGAAGGTCTTTACCAACTTCGACAAGGACTTCCACGTGGCAGATAACCCGCTTGAGCCCGCCAAGCTCACGGACTGTCTCATCAGCATAGACACCTCTGGCATCCACCCCTGCGCACTCATCTGGCAGCACGTGCGGTCCAAGTGGCAGATAGCCGATGGGATTTACGGCGAGGAGATGGGACTGGAGGAGTTTATCGACGACGTGCTGACTCCGCTTCTTACCCTGCGCTACGCGGGTTGTAACACGCTGTGCGTCTGCGACCCGGCAAACGCCCGCGACGCGCGCACCGCCATCACGCCTATCGACCTGCTGCGGGAGAAAGGTTACGACGCCATACCTGCGCCCACTAACCGCTTTAAGGAGCGCCTGCAAGCCAGCGAGATAATGCTGAACAGGCGCGAGAAAGGTAGCCTTGCGATAAGCCCGTCGCTCGGTGAGCTGGTGGATGCGATGGACGGGGGGTATCAGTATCGCAAGCTCAAAGTCGGGGGACTGAACACGGTCTTCTCCGCGCAGCCCGAGAAGAACAAGTACAGCCACTGGGCGGACGCTTTCCAGTACGGCGCGCTGCATATCACATCAAGCGTGCTGTCCGATGATGCACTGGACAAAGCCAGACGGCTTGCAGCGGCTAGCTTCGCCCGGGCGCGGGCATGACGCGCCTTCGCCTACCGCTCCCCCGCAGCCACACTACCCTGCTATAATCCCTAAACTTTTTCACGAACCAGCAAGGACCACCACTCATGGCAGTCATCCAGCACATCGACGATAACCAAGACCTCAAGGCGTCTCGCATTGAGAAGACCATCACCCCGCACGAGGAACTGGGACTTGAGGTCATGCGCCAGTTCCGCCATGCCCGCACCGTTCGCGCTGGCAAACAGGTCGGCGAGTACACGCTCGACAACCTGCTGCATGAGTGCTACAAGGCGCGGGACGACCAGCTCCTTTGCGGTGAGGCGGAGCTGCGTGAGAAGTTCCCGCCGTGGGCGGCGATGCCTGTTAGCATCGTGGCGTTTAAGGTCAATATTCTGGTGAGCCTCATCCGCGAGACGCTGGTTGATATTAGTCGTGCGCCGTTTATCGTTGAGCCTACTCCAGAGCCTGAGATTCCACAGGACGAAATCCGCAGCCGGATGCAGGCAATTTACGACGAGATTACGTCCATCAGCGCGCAGGTGGTGCAGGAGCAGCAGGCGTTCGTCGCAGGCGCTGTTGAGGGCGGCGCTGCGCCCTCCGACGCGGTATCCTCATCCGAACTACCGGGGTTGCCTCCCGAAGCCGTCATGGAGCTTCTCAAGCAGGCTAAGGTGGAAATGCGCCAGCAGGTTATCGACCACGCCAAGCAGCAGGCTCGGTTACTGGAGCAGGAGCTGTACGACAAGACGACTGAGGGCGGCTATCGCCGTGCGGTGATGGAGTTCGCGGATGACTTCGCGACTTACCCTTACGCCTGTATGCACGGACCGTTTCCGACGGTGCGCACCGAGAGCGTGTGGAAGGACAACAAGTTCACCGAGGAGACCCGCGTGTCGTGGGTGTTCGAGCGGGTGTCGCCGTTTGATTTTTACTGGACGGAAGACAGCACCAATACCCAAGACGGGACGGCGGTATTTATTCGCAAGATGGTTGGCTACGACTACCTCTACGACTGCCGGGAACTCGCCAAGTCCGACGATAAGAGCGGCTACCGCTTCGACGTCATCGACGAGCTTATCGAGGACGCGCAGGAAGGTCATGTGCCGCGCGAGTGGCTGCTGTGGTTCGACCAGAGTCCAGAGACCCGCCAGACGTCGCTGGAGTGGTCGCGCGGGCAGAGTGCGGAAATCCTTATCCGCTATGGGCGGTTCAGCGGGTATGAGCTGAAGGAGATGGGCTTTCTGGATTTGGAAACCAAGAAGCTCTACGAGACGAAAATCATCATGTGCGGCGGGCAGGTTATCTACTGCCAGATTAACAACAACCCTAGCCAGTATAAGCGCCCGGTGTTTACCGCCAGCTTCGAGAGCCGTAACAATTCCATCGTCGGCTGTGGGTTGGCGCAGAAACTCCTTTCGCTGGACAAGGCATACCGCGCCACGGTGAACCTCGCGCTGTACAACCTGTCGCTGGCGAGTGAGCCTGTGACCGAGGTGGAGGTTAGCCGCATCTTGCAGTACGTGCCGGATGACTGGATTGAAGACCCGAAAATCGCGCCCGGTATGGTGGTGGTTGCCGACGGCGACCGCATGGGCAACGGGTCACGGGCAATCAAGTTCACTCAGATTCCGACGACCACCGAGTCAGCGCTGCGCCTTGCCAGCTACATCTTCGAGCAGGCGCACGTTATCAGTAACATCCCCGCCGCCCTGCACGGACAACCGGTAGGCAGCGGAGCGAACAGGACGGTGCGCGGGCTGCTGACGCTTCAGGGCAATACCCTGAAACCCATTCAGTCGGCGCTGATGAATCTGGACTTGGGCGTTATCGAGCCGATGGTAACGCTGCTGTATATGTTGCTGGTTATGTACGACGAGGACTTCGAGTACACCGGCGACGCGAAGATTGTCGCTAAGGGTGCGGCGAGTATGGTCGAGCGCGAGATGGACAAGCAGACGGCGATGGAGAATATGCAGATTCTGGGGCAGTTGGGCGAGTTGATTCCAGAGCATATCCGCCTGCCCGTCATCGAGAATCTGCTGCGCACTGCCGACATCCTGAAGCCGGGTCAGACGCTTTCGCCGCCTGTGATGCAGCAGATAGCCTCGCAGTTAGGGCAGATGCAACAAGGCGCACCAGACGGCATACCGGGACAAGCCCCGCAGCCGCAAGGTGCGCCTGTGCCGCAGGAGCAAACGCTCCCGCAGACGTGATTAGAGTTTAAGGTGGGCGGCGACGGTCGTCAGGACGCTCTGGAGCGTCTCCCAGCCACGATTGTCCCGGGGGGGAGGTATGACTACCGGGTTGTGCCAGTAAAGGCGTCTGACGCCGCCCAGTGAGCCGTCAGACTCATATTTGACCGCCCGGTTGTCGCCGAAGCGAACTTGGATTGAACCGAACATGGTGCTGGTTACAATGCCGTAGCCCCAGATGATGTCGTACACTTTGTCATCGACGGTGACGGTTTGGTTGTCTAGGAGTGCCATGTTAATATACCCTCTTGAAGTTATTGGAGAAGGTCATGAGATTACCACCCCCGCTCAGAAAAATCCACGACAGGTTTGTTGCGTGGGCTGCCAGCCAGCGATGGCTGAATGACTACCTCATCGCGTGGGTCACGGAGGACGACGGTCAGGAGGTCGCGTGTATCTATTGCACAATCGTCCGCGTTGCACTAATATTTGGTTTTATTGGATTTATCGTAGGACTACTGGTGTGATATGCCACCGAATCTGAAAACAGGAAAGAGCCAAGTTTCCTCCGCGACCAGCGAGGGGCTAGGGCTTCCGGGTGATTTCCGGGGGCGTGTCTACGAGTATAACGATACGAATCCGGTTGAGAATGTCGTTTACCCTTACGCTAAGCAGAAGCAAGCGCTGCTGGTTGTCCAGCCGGGGCAGCAGATGGTGCTGACCTGCTATGCCGAGTACGACACGACTAAGGTCGAGATTTACAAGGTGATGCCCAGTCAGGGCGTGCCTGTTCAGGGTTCAGGCGGATGTTGCCCGGTGGTTACTATCGGGCGAAGCATCATCCTGCGCCGCGCCAAGCTGGAATGCTGGCGGCTGGATAAGTGCAATCCGGTGTTTGTGATTAAGACGCCGGGGTACTACGAGGTCGAGGTGAGTGGGGACACGTCGGAAACAACGGTGACTGCGGTGGTAACACCACTTCAGGAAGTAAATGTGTTTGCCCAAACAGCGCCTTGCGCGTGCGGGTGAGGAGGGAAAGGTGAAGGCAAGGGCTGAATCTGAATACACGCCCCGCGTACTGTTTGACCGGAAGACGCGCGCTATCGACGATTCCGGCAAGAAGGCGTATTCGGATATTTTTTATATCGCGCCCGGTGAATCGGCGTTATTGTCGCTGTATGGCGCTCCGGAAGTGCTGAAGGGCAAGATTACGAGTGAGAAGGATGGCATCCTGCAAATAGAATCCGATAGCTGTTTCGTGCTGTACAAGGTATCGTTTGGTCCGGTGGCATCACTTCATATCGAGCGTCAATGCGGCGAGCGGGTGAGCATTCAGGATGAGTACGACAAGTTGGTGGCAAACCGCCAAGTGTTCTTCGAGCCTGTGCGCCGCTGCGGCGACTTGTGGACGATGAGTGGCTGTGATAACTATGCGATGCTGAACATTCCGGGATTCTATATGTTTGAAGTATCTGACCCGGAATTGTTTAATATTACACGTTTGGAAATGGTTAAACAGAATGTGTTTGAAACAAACGCTGTACCGGATAATTTTAAGTTTGGGAGTTGAGAAATGTCTTGCAATATGACCCTTGATGTCAAGGATTTACAGAAACACCTTAAAGACGATTTTGTCAGCAAAGGCGAAATCGTTAATGGCAATACCCTGAAATTAACTCGTGAACAGGGTGGTGCAGTTGAAGTCGTTTTACCGGAAGGGCAAAAGATTACGTCCTTCGATTTGGCAAACCGCGGCGGTAAAAATGTTTTGGAATTAAAAACATCCGACGGTAAAACGTTTACTGCGCATCTCCCAGAGGCACAGCAGACAGAAGACAAACACGTTACAGCCTTTGAAATAAATACCGTAGGCAATGACACGAGCCTGACGATTCGTCGTAATGACGGCGAGAAGTTTGTGGTGCATCTGCCGCCGCAACAAAGCGGTGGAGGCGGCGGTACAGACCTTCACATTACGGCGTTTGCCTACGAGCCGAGAATAAACCCCGGCGAAACTGTAGTTAGCCATATGCTGATTATTACTCGCAGCGACGGTAAAACGTTTGAAGTCGAGATACCGATTCCCAACATTGGTGGTAACCCAGGTGGCACAGATATTTATTTGGATGCGTTGGTTACTGACGCCCCACCGGTTGAACGGCTTGAGCCGGGCACAACCGACGGGTATTACTTTACCAAGAATATTCCTCTACAAGGCGTACTCAATAACGGCAATCACGTGACTACTGTTCAGCCACATAACCGTTTGTACTTCGCCAACCAGATGACGACTGACCCTAGGGACGCCGTTGAGCGTCGCCCGATTATGGATATTGTGGCGCATCCAGATGGTAAGGGGATATACATTGTTCGCGATGATGCGACTACTTCGACGGTTGTAATCCACGGTGGAGGCGGTTCTGGCGCGGATAAATTTGTCTCGAGTCTTAGCAGTACGATTGAGTACGGCGACACCCGAACTGAAGGCGGAGTTTCATACAGTAAGGCGACCATTACTGCGCGCCTCAACGACGGGACTTCCGTATCGACTAAGCTGCCGTTTGAGGTAGCATTCGACGAGCGCACTGGAGAGCAGATTTTCCCCGGAACAGGCGGCGGTGCAGCAGGTACTACCGTAGTCAAAGATGTCGCACCTAGCACTTCCAAGAACCGCACGATTGTTGTTACGGATTCTAAGGGTGCTACCAAAGAACTTACCTTGCCGGATAATTGGTTTAACGGTAAAGATGGTAAAGACGGAAAAGACGCGGATTCTGTTAAAGGGCAATTCATCACGCAGGATATGTTTAGGAGATTCCATGAGGCGAACATTATTGCTGAGCAATTAGCCGCGCCTATTCAGATTGGAGCTTATATTGGTAATGAATTGCCATTACCGGGTAATATTCAAGCTGGTGAGGCTAAGTTTGTGGTAGCCCCATATCTCCCGAAGTTGGCGTCAGAGTTTGTTATAAACAAGCCACAGGGGGCGCAAGTCCATGAAGGTACTGTCTATAATTCTCCGTTATCAGTACGTCCAGTTAAGGGCTTGGCTACTTCGTGGGTAAACCTTATTCCGGGCTTCGACAAAATCGCGCCTGCCGACGCATGGTCATATCTGGAGTCTAAATACTATGGAGATGAAGGAAGAACCCCGGGGTTCTTGAGCGGCGCGGCAAGTAATACTTGGCATCCGGGTCATGCGTACCGTACTATTCCGCTTGCGAAGCCGTTACTCAGCGCAGATAATATGTTCTTGCCAGTACCGATGAGATTCCATGCGTTTAACTACCACATTCACGGTGCTACTTTCGCTATGGACGTATTTGAGTTAGTGGATATTGCGGATAACGGCGGGCTGGTACAGACCGATAAGATGTTCTACCGTGGTACTATGTACACTCAAACTTTCCCTCATGGTGATGGTTATTTCCCTGCGTTTATATCTGTTGAAGGTATAGCCCACGCGGAATACTTGAAGTTGGCATCACGTTTGTCTAACTTTGTTATTTTCCGTATCCGCGAAATACGCGAGCAGGAAGAAAAGAACTTCGCAGCGGATAAGTTATTCGATGCGTATGAAACTTACGGTGTCGGGCGACCGAACCACGGATAAGGAGAAATTAAAATGTCTTGCTCATCATGTAAACAAGGCAACACGGGTGGCCGGATTATTCCGGTCATCCCGCGTCAGCAGCCGCAAGCGCCGCAGCAAAACCACGCACTTCCCAAAGACGTGCGTAACAAACTACGGTATAACGGCAAATGAAAAAGGACGTCTTCATCGCGCTGCCGGATGATTCCTGCAAAGAATTTATTGCTTTCCTCGAAGGCAAAATTGAGCAATGCCGCCGCGACAGCCAGCAGGCTGCGGCGGCGTTCACCCTGAACATGGACGAGCGCCAGCGCGGGGTGGCGCTCTTGGCTGCGGGTAGTCAGGCAGCGTATGAGGATGTGTTACAAGCATTCAAACAAGGTATGGGACTGAAATATGGCAAAAATTGACTTTAGCGCGCCGTCTATTGACGAGCGTCGGGCAAACGCTGCTGCGGCCGCACAGGCGGTCGCACAAGCTGCGGTAAACACGGATATTCCTGAAGATGACCCGTTGCTGTACGGCACAGAAGCTGAACCTGCCGCCGAGGGTGGAGACCAAGATGACGATAGCTGGTTAGACCAGTTGACGCCGTTCCAATCAGAAACCGGGGAAACGAATCCCTACGCGCGTGTAGCCGCACCAGCGGCGCCACAAGCGCCGGAAGCACCGAAGGAAGGGTTTACTCCGCAACAACAGCAGGAGAACCTCGACAAGCTGTATGAGGGGCTGGAGCATCTGGATGAGGATTCAGCGCGTGAGCTGAAGACGAAAATCCTAGACCCGGTGCTTACTAAGCAGGAAGAACGTTTAGCCCGTTTGGAGAAGGAGCGCCAGCAGGAAGCAGCGCGGCAGGCGAAGACACGATTGGACGCAGCAACGAAAAAGATTTTGGCAAAACATCCAAAAGCTGCTAGTATTCTCCAAAGCACTCAGTTTGTTGAGTTTATTAACTCCGGGGTTTCCAAATATGCTACCGAGAAACCGAGTGATTTATTAGCCGCCGCATATTATCAGCACGGGGACGCTGACTATGTGATTGGCGAACTCGACAAGTTCGTCGAGTCGCGGAAGAAGCCGAAGCCACCAGTGGGTGCTGAACCGCAACAAGGTAGGGGGACAAGCGGGGTCGCTCCGGCGAAAGTTGGACGCAAGATGAGCTACGCGGAATACGAAGCGAAGGCACAGGCGATTATGGCTGCGCCGCGCGGAACATATCCGCCTCATGCGTTACGCGACCTTGAATTACAGTACCATAGACAATAGAGGTTACTAATGTCAAAACCTATCGCTGCAAGTGGTTACAAGGATATATTCGCGACCCCGCTTGGGAAGGGTGTCGAATATGGTGGGACTATTATCCGACGCAACATCGAAGATAGTCTCATCCCGTATATCTGTAATACGACTATCCTGAAACCGCTTACCCAATGTGCTGAACTCATCGAGTTCCGCAAACCTGCCGAAGTCGGTGCATGGCGTCCGTATGAGATGAACCAGCGCCTGATTCCTGATGAGCCGCATTCTGACCGGATGTGCGTTCAGATTTGTAATCAGGCGTACAAGTCCATCAAAATCGACAAGGAAACCATCCGCCGCGCCTGTAATTACTGGGATGCCTACGAACAGGAGTTCTTGGATTCCGCATGGAATAACTTAGAAGAACTGCTGAACAACGATGTCCTGACCGGCATGATGACCCAAGTTGCCAGCTACAACATTGGTAAACAGGCTGGTAAATACCGCAACATCGACCTCGGTTCGCTGACTGCGCCGCTCGACTTGACCCCGGACACTATCGTGGTGTTCTTCGACAAGATGAAGACCGTGCTGAAAGAAGCCAAACGCTGGTATCCGGGTGAGATGGTGCTGGTTATTCCCGAAGCGCTGGAAACCCTGCTGCTGGTTACACTGTTTAACAAACAGATGTGTTGCAACACCGGGGAACTCCTGCTGTTCAAAGGGATGGTTGCCAAGAACATCCTCGGCTTCACCGTGGTTTCTAGCCCGCGTCTGCGCCCGCAGATTGACCCGGCGACCAAGAAACTGGTTTATCCGGTTCTGGCGGCTTGGAACGAGGCTTACGCCCACACGTCCCAGATTGTTGAAGCGAATCTGGAGAACATTCCGCAGTCCTTCGGCATGCAGTACAATATGCTCTGCGTCTATGGCGGCGGCGTGATTTACTCGGATGCGATGGCACTTGCCTACGCTTCCTTCTCAACTTCTGGTCTTGCACCGTAAGGGAGGAAAACAATGGCTCATATCCAAATGTGGGTACAAGGCGAACAGTCTCTTGTATCCCTCGATTGCGGTGAGATTTACAAATTCTCTTGTCCGAAATCCAAGCGCACGGCGATTGAGTACGACCGTGGTTACTTCACCCACACCGCCGTTCTCTCGCCGAACCAAGCATACGACCAACGCGGACAGGAGTCCCAAGTGTGGCGTATGCTGCAAGAGGCTAAGGTAGGCGACTACCTCTGGCTGGTGCTTGTTCCGCCGATGCACAAAATCGACGACGTGTTCGCCTACAACGACACGCTCATGATGGAGAACTCCTCTCTGGCGTCCTTTGGTGGCATCTCCGTTTCGCTGGTAACAGGCAAGTTCAAAGCCCCGGATGCGGACAAGAACTGCCCGATGGCTGGCGAAGAATCACACGGCACACTGGCATTCCCGGAACACACCGTGGCAACGCCTGCTAAAGCCCAGTTCCTGTCCAAAGACGTGACTATGGTGAACGACCTTGAAACGTGGACGGGTGTCGGCTTGAAGATTGACGCGCTGCCGACAGACGGTGCGCTTGCCAACATTACCGGACGGCTGGTAGTTGGTGCGCACACCCGCGACTACGAAGGTCAAATCACCCTGCTGTAAGGAGGGCAAATGGCTGACAAAAGCAAAATATCCTCGCTGAAAGCCAAGTCCAAAATGATGAAACCTGCTTCATCTGCGGAACAGGCAATCAAGGGGAACAAAGCAAAAAAATCCGATATTGATATGCCTAAGAGCATGGGCGATAAAAAGACCATGCTCAAGGCGAAGTCGATGAAGTAACCAGTGCCGCCTTCGGGCGGCGCTTCTGAATATGGGGGAAACCATGAGTAATAATGCTGAACGAACCGACCCGATGTCTTTCGTCGGAAACCCGACCATCAAGACAACCGAATTTACCACGACGTACCCGCCGCTGGAAAACGTCGACGCGCCCTACCTGCTGAACAAGGGCAACAACCAGCTTTATCCGAACATCCCGGAGTTCCGCGCCCGCTCGGATGCCTACGTACCGTACTACGGCGAGGTCGCGGTGAACGACGCCAGCGCGGAAGTAGCCGCGCTCAACAAGGCGATTGCGCCTACCGAAACCGACGAATCAATGGCTGCCCTATGAGAAACCTTCTGCTGACCTACGCTAGAGACCTAGACGACGCTCGCCCCGGCTATGAGTTTTCTATCTGGTCGGCAGAGCAGCTTTTGGGTTATTTTAACGAGGCGCTTTGTCTGATTGCGACCCGGCGCCCGGATATGTTCACCGTACAGAAGATTGTCCCGGTCGATACTTGTAACCGCTACGTGGACGCCTGCGACTGCGTGAAGGTTCTGGATGTTCTGGGGCAATGCGACAAGAACGGCAAGAACGTTCGCCCGGTGCAGCGGCGCAAGGAACGCGCGACGGTCTGGGCGCAGAACAAAAAGCATCAGAATTTCACTCGTGAGATTAGCTCTTACGAGCTGTTGGAGAAGTCCAGCCTCATCAGGGTGTACCCGGCGAACCTTGACCCAACGGCAGAGCTGTGGGTGCTGATTCGCTGCGCGGTCGAACCGAAGGCTTACTCGCTGACGGACGCCGCACCTGATGAGCGCTGCGCGTTTTTGGCGGCGGCTTGCCAGTGGGTGCTATACCGAGCCAAAGCCATTGATGGCGAGTTTTCCCAGACGATGAAAACGCAAAGCGACAGCCACGGTGAGATGTTCGCCAAGATTCTGGGCATGACTGAGCAGAGCGATAACGACTACGACGAGAAATATCGGGGCCATCCTGCACCGGCGAACAAGCGGGGTTGATACCGATGCGCAGAAATGAGCATCGGAAGAAAATCAATAACTTATAAGTGACAAGAGGACACTCGGCTGGAAAGTCAGCTCAGTAAAGGTTGGAGATAAAATGAGTGAAATCAAAATATTCGACGCTCCGCTTGGAATGGGGCGTTACTGCATCATAGACGAGGAAAAGGAAGCCGAGGCGCTGTGCAAGCAGACCGGGATTGACCTGCGGTTACTGGGGCGACTGGACTACGCCGGGCAGGTGATGACGTTTGTCAAGGACGGGGAATGGCTGGTCGTCGCCCGCATCGCCCACCACGGCGAGACGATGGAAGACGTCCTCTCAACCGTGTTGCATGAGTGTGTTCATGTGGTGCAGCATTTGATAGCAAACATCGACGATAAAGAGCCATCCCGCGAGTTTCAGGCGCGACTGTCCGAGGAGGTGATGATGAACTTGGTTAAGGAATATTTCCGCCACAGCGAGGCGTTTACGCAGTTTCTCGCAACCTCTAACAAAACCCCGGAGGAATGATGCTATTCGGACAAGAAACCAGACCCATCGCCGACTTCCTGCCACGCATCTTGGCACACATCGACGGTGTGGATGAGGAGATGGTCGCTATCCTCGCGATGGACGCGGTCATCCAGTTCGTGCGCGATAGCCAGATACTCTCCGAGGTTGTCTGCGTGACCTTAGAGCCGTGTATCGAAAGCTATAAACTGCACACCCGACTGCGTCCCTACGAGGTGCTGGCGCTTCGGGTGCTGTCGCACGGGTATGAAATACCGCTTCATGAGTCTGCGGTTGCGGTGGATAGGGACTTCAAAACGCTGTACGTGCAGCCTAACTACTGTACCGGAGACAACCAAGTGGAGGTCGAGTTCTCTGTCGTACCTGAACGGGACAGCGAGGAAGTGCCTGCGGTAATTTACGAGGACTGGGTAGAGCCTGTGGTCGCTTACACGCTGGCGCGTCTGCACAGCCAGCCGGATAACCAGTGGTACAACGTGGGCGAAGCAGACCGTCAGATGAGGCTGTATCAGGAGTTCGTGCGCAAGGCGCGGATAAACCGCATCAGCCGTGGGCGTCCGTTGCAGATGCGCCTTGCCGGACGGCGGGAGTTGTAGTATATTAGTCAAATCCAGTGAAGCGGATGGTAATAAACAGTCGTTATGGCGGGGTGAGCGTTTTCCGAATAGCGCTGCTTCACCGCCCCGCCGCCATTATTCGGAGTTTCCATGAATCTTATTTCTTTACAACAAGCCACCATGACTAGCTTGGATATAGCTAACTTGGTGGCTTCTCGGCACGATAATGTGCGCGTGTCTATCGAACGCCTTGCCGAACGCGGCGTTATTCAACTTCCGCCAATGCAGGAAGTTGAAAACAAACAAGCCACTAGCCCAAACAGCAAAAGTAAGGTCTATGTATTTTCTGGCGAACAAGGTAAACGTGACAGCATTGTTGTGGTAGCTCAGCTTTCCCCAGAGTTCACGGCGCGCCTTGTGGACCGTTGGCAAGAACTAGAGAAAGCCACAGGTACATACCAAATCCCGCAGACCTACCCCGAAGCACTCCGCGCCTACGCTGATGAGCTGGAAGCTCACGAGAAGACCAAACAGGCACTCGAAGCTGCGAAACCAAAAGCCGAATATTTCGATAATCTTGTTTCCCGAAACCTGTTGGTAAACATCCGAGACACCGCGAAGGAGCTGCGGGTCAAGCAGAACGAGTTTGTGAATTTCTTACTAGGAAACGGTTATCTGTACCGCGACCAGAAAGGCAAGCTGCGACCATACGCACAGCACACACCAGCGCTGTTCGAGGTCAAGGAATTTACTCGCGGGGAGTATTCGGATGTGCAGACCTTGGTTACTCCAACAGGGCGTGAGACCTTCCGCTTGCTGCTACAAGTGCCAACGCTAGAAAATAAATGATTACTGTTTATATTTTATAGGAAATTTGTCATGAAAGAAGTAGTAAGCCTTGGTTCCCTGAAAACCGTAGAAGAAGCGTTCGATGTAACGCGCACGGATATGCACGACCTGCTAGAGGGCGGTTTGCTCTTGTTCGAGGAAGCAATGGTTGCCATGTCTATGGAACGTGGTTTGCCGTGCGCAAAAGTGTTTTCTTCTGAGCGTGGAGTGTATTGGGTGTTTGACAGCGAGCTTGTTCTTTCTGAACTAAATGAACGGTTTGGGTTAAGCATAAGGTAAATTAGTGGCTGATTATTCTTTTGACACAACCGGGTTTAAGTCTTTACCAGCTTATACGGGAATACCGTTTGATGCCAAACCGTATAATTACTGGCTTACTTGGGAATCCCGTGCCAAGCGATTATCCTCTGAGATGGGGTTTATCGCAATAAAAGTTTACCAGCCAAGCGGGTCAGATTTATTTAACTGCCATTTGTTCCACACGGACGTGCTTGCGGTGTTAAACATGAAAGACTAACCTGCTACAATAGCCCAACCCTTTAATTGGTTGGGCTTTTTGTTTGCCCACGGAGAACCTCATGAGCCTTGATTGCAAGAAACCGAAAGTCTGTACCCCGACCCCAGAGCCGCCTCCGCACCCGCCTACTCCGCCCTTCGAGGTGTGCATCGCGATGGATTACAAGCTCACGTGGGACGGGACACACGCGACCCTTGAGCGGGTAACGACTACGCCAGACGGGTCGTACACCATGTTCAACGTGGTAAACGGCTGTATCGTCAATCCCGGCGTGGGCGACATCCCGACCTACACCCCACCTTACTGCAACCCGAACCCCGGCGACTGCCAGCAGGGCGGCGGTGCAGGTGGCACGGTGCGCATCTCCAACCAATCCGGCAACACCATTATCAACAACGGTGACGGGCTGTATGCCCGCTGCTACGTGCAGGCTGGACCGGGCATCGTGGTAGTGGGCGTCGGTACGGTGTACGACCCTTATGTGATTTCTGGCGGCACGAGTGGTGGCGGGATTGTAAACGTCGTCGGGCGCGACGGTATCAACGCTACGGTGGACGAAAACAAGGTAGCCTACGTGGGGATGACGCCTACCGGGGTTACGCCCGGCACGTTCCGGGGTCTGACTATCGGTGTGGATGGGCGGGTGTACAGCTACGACCCCAATCTGGACGGCGCAGGCGTTCGTGCAGGTCGCGGACTAGAGAGCCACAACGAGCAGGACACGCTGGTTATCGAACACCCGTCACAGCAAGTTTCTGGCAGTATCGACGTCGGCGGCTGGCGGCTTTCCCACAACGATTCCGGGCATTTGCAGCAGGCACAACAGCTTGCTGCCCCCGTAGCAGACGGGTGCTACATGGTTGGCGGGACAGAGATTTGTTTTACCAACGGCATCGCGACCAGCGTCGGCGCAGGCAACGGCGGCGGGGGTGGTGGCGGCGGAAACAACGGCGCGCCTGCACCCGGTGCGCTACGCGATATGATTCGTGTGGACTTGGCTTCCACCGGGGCGACCGGAACGCGCATCGAATATTTCGGGCAGCGGCTTCAGTTGACCTTCGATAACCCCGGTCAGCTACGGGTGCAGATTCCTAGCTATGTGACCGACATCAGTCAGGTTAGCGCCAATTCCACGGCGGGAAATTGCACCGCATCCATCGACCCCGGTTCGGGCAATCTGGTGGTTCGCTACGGTGGGCAGGCTTCTGTGGATGCCCAAGTTATCACAATAGCGTTTAGGGGCTGATATGCTGGCATGGGAGAGCTATGAGTTCGCGGGCATCGTCCCGCGCCTGCGCAAGAAGCAGTTGCCGAAGGGCTATGCTACCGTCGCTCACAACGTGGACTTAACCCACGGCAGCATCAAGGCGTTTCTGGAACAGCGACACATCAAGCAGGTGGACGCAAATATGGTGCGGCTGTACGTCTGGGGTTGCGATATTCTCGTCTGGGACAAGTGTGTCGATGTTGCCGAATGGTTACCCGACTGCCCGCGCCTGTTCGTGACCGGGAACGCCGATTATCCGCAGGTGCTAACCAGCGAGAACAAGCGTCTGGTTTATCGGCGTCTAGGTGTGCCAGCCCCGCAGGGCGCACCAGTCGCCCGCGCGAACAACGTGGACACCGACCGCTCGCGTGCGGTGGCGTACATCGTGACGTTCGTGAACAGCTTTGGCGAGGAGAGCGGACCATCCAATCCCAGTAACGACGTGGTTATCGAAGATGGGCAGCAGGTGCAGCTCACTTTTCGTTACAACCCGCCCATCGAGTACGACATCAAGAAACTGCGGATTTACCGCCGCGAGACGGGCTTCCGTACCGGGCTGGAGAAGGAGCAGGAGCTGGAGACCCATTGGTTCTTCCTGACCGAGCTGGATGCCAACGCGCGTGAATTTACCGATACCACGAGCATCATCAATCTGGGGTGGGCGTTCGAGGGACTGGACACACGCGAGCCACCTGTCAAACTCCAGAACATCACGGCAATTCCTTCCACGGCGATTCTTGCCGGAAGCGTGCAGAACAAACTACTGTTTAGCCGCAACCTTCAGCCGCACAACTGGATGCTCTCGCAGGAGATGACGCTGGACGACAACATCATCGCGCTAGGTGCTATTGGCAACAGCCTGTATGTGGCGACCGACGGTCATCCCTACCGGGTGCAGGCAGACGTCGGTTGCGACAGCCGCGACTGCCGGGCGGTACACAAATACACCCAGTCATTCCCGATGATTAACTGCCACGTCGGGCAGGGGGCGATAACCACGCCGTTTGGCTTTATCTACGCTAGCACCGATGGACTAGTGATGCTGAACGAAGCCGAGCAGCCACGGGTTATTACCAGCGAGGTATTGTCGCAGGATGACTGGCGGCAGCTTGCGCCACAGACTGCGCGACTGGCTTACCACAAAGGTGCGTTGTTCGTAGTCACAGACAACATCAGCTTCATGCTGTGGCTGGATGGAAACACCTACGCCGATACCAAATACAAGAAAATGGTGACGATTTCTGACGAACCCGTCGATATGTTTACCACCCGGCAGGGCGAGCTGGTGATGCTGTTCCGTGATGGAACGGTCAGCCAATGGAACGCGGGCAACCGCCTGCGCCCATACAAGTGGCTGTCGGCAATTATTGATACCGGGTTTTTGTTTGACCTGACCCGGTTGCGCGCGCGGGTGCAAGACCACGACACAGAGATTAGCATCATCTCTGACCGCGCCCAGATTTCAAGGAGGTTTCCCGTAGGTGATAACAATATCCCCTTCGGGCGGCATGGACGCCGACCTGAATTTACGATACTGGCGGAAGGCACGGGGGAGATAACCGAGATTGTCGCCGGGGTTTGTGTGATTGATATGGGGACAAAGGAGACACCGAAATGACCTACCAGATTGTGAGAATGCCGACAGACCAAGAAGAACTCTCGCAGATGATGGAGGAGTACGTGCCGTTTCTGAACGCGATGTACACGCCGCACGAGCGGGAGATGTTCGGGGACATAGACTTCGCGATGAGCTACTGGTTTATGTTGTGGGACACCGGGGCGGGTTATTTCCTGACCCGGCGTAACCCCGCAGGCGAGCTGGTGTTTCTGGCGATGGTTACGAAATACCAAGACCTCTGGAACGGCAAGTGGCGCATGGAAGTTCACCGCACGGCGGTATCCAGCGCACCGGGGATTGATGGGCAGCACGAAGTGCAGGCAGCGCTGGATTACCTGAAGCAGAACAGTGGTCTGTTGCAGTTTGACCGCCTGTATTTCACGAACTACTACGAAGACGGCACGGAAGAAAAGCGCTTAGTCTGGAAGGTGTGAGATGCCACGTTCTGACAATGATGGGATGAACTTCGACGACCTGTTCGGTAAGTGGGGTGGAAAGCCTGACAAGAACGGGAAGAAGAAAGATACGACGCCGAAAGTTCCGGCGGATAACCCTGCGTGCAAAAACACCGGGGTCACGGATGAAGGGATAGAGCAGTCTTCCCGCTGGAAGTCCATGCTGTCTGCTGCCATCATGGCATACAACACATGGAATAGCCTGCGCATGGCGAAGTTGCAGCGCGACCTCGCCAGAAAATATTTGCAGATGAGCAAAGACCATCGCAAGTATTACAACGACCGCTTCAAGCCGCTGGAGAAAGACCTCACCAAAGAAGCGCTGAAGCTGAAGAAGTATGAGCGCAACAAAGAGCCGCTTTATACCGGGCAGATGCTGGTAAGCGTGCGGGGGAAGAACGCGGGTCAGATTGACAAGGCGGTGTCCTGTACGGGGCGCTACTGCACCGGGCAGCGGGCAGCCATCATAACCGACCAGCTCCTCAAGCAGGCGACCCAAGAAAGTCTCGCTGCGGGCATGGCGCATCGCTACACGGACAAGGAAGAAATCGTCCACAACAATCTGCGGTGGGACAAGCGCGAACAAGTGCTGAAAATCGGGCGCGACATCCCGGCGCAGGCGTCTAGCTTTGCGCAGCTTGCCGCTGGCATTTTCGGTGACCTCGGCACGCAGGCTGGTAAGGCAGCGGAAGGTGCGATGAGCTTTATCGCCTACGAGAGCAACCGGGCGCAGACGCAGTACCCGCCGCGCCGGGGGGATATGCAGGTGAGCAGTTACCGCTACAATCCTACGCCGCTTGAGGAGTTCAAGCCGAAGCCGCCGGATGTGTACGTGAAGCCGGAAGAACCGACGCAGACCATAAAAGTGATGGGGTGATAAATGAGCGGATTACCAGTCGTTGTAACTACCGGGCGGCTTGAGCGGGTAAATGACGTTTCCATTAAGGCGTTTCCTTGCCCGAAGGTAAACGACAAGGGGCTGACGGGCGCTTGGTGGTGGGCGGATAAAATCGCCATCGCGGTTGCGCTATGGGCTACCTACGAGACGTGGAAGGCGGCGAAGGAAGAATACAAAATCGGCAAGGACTACTACGACCTTGCGAAAGAACAATGGGATTTCTTCCTCGAAAATTATCGCCCGCTGGAAGACCAAGAGCTGTCCGAGATATGGGCAGAGCCTCCCTATGAGCCAGATTACCCCAAATCCATCGCAGGGCATACCAACACCATAGACAAGGTTTTTACCGCCGCAGAACGCCACAGGAGCGCCCTCACGGACAAATATTGCGTCTGTCCCGACGTGTCGATGTTCACCAAGACCGACATCATGAAATCAACCGTGCGCGGCGATTCCGATAACTTCGGGCGTCGCTACGCCGAGAAGCTGGCGCAGGAGAAGAACGACATCCGCTGGCAGCGACGCATATCGACCGCCAGCCGGGGGCGCAACCTGCTATCCGAGAGCGCTTCCCTCGCCAGCAAGGCGGCAGGGCTGTTCGGGGACTACGCTAAGGCGATGGGCAACGTAGCATCAGGGGCAATGGCGTTTTCTGGCTACGTGAACAACCGGATGCAGACAGAATACAACCCGGTGCGCCAGCGCATCAACGCTCGTGCTGATGTGCCGAACACTTATCGGGGATTCGACGCACAGGCTTACTGGGGCGACGGTAGCCGGATGCTGGAGAACACTCCGCGCGGGGGCATTTCGTGGCAGCAAGCGGAAGCCAACGCACCCTACGATGGCGCGGGTGGGGTTGCAGGTTACGACCCGACAGGATATGCTTCCACTTCAATGAGATAAGGGGACAAAATAATGTACATACCAGATTTATTCGGCGCGTTCATGAAAGGCAAGGAATATGCTAACGACCGTAACTGGAATGACCTCAAGCAGTATGAAGCGGTAGAAGCCGCTCGCAACGCCAACGACCTTTCCTCGCTGGATATTCTGGGGCAGCGGGCGCAGTTCGGCGGCAAGATGAGTGTTTTCCAGAACAACGTGGATAACTCCGCACGGGCAAACGAGGTTGCCGAAGCCGCGCAGCCGGGGCTACTTGCCAACGCCAGCACAGGTAGCATGATTCAGATGGACCAGCGCAGCGCGTTTATGAACAACCGCGACGATTACCAGACCATGCTGAACAACACAGCCCAAGCCAATATCGGTAAGGGCATCGACGCGGCGGCGGTGCAGATGGGCGCTAACGATTACCTGACGCCTGAACGTGCCGCGCAGATGGGTGGCTGGCGCGGGGAGGACATTTACAACACGGCGATGTCCAACAACATCACCACAGGTCATGCGCCAACGGTTGCCGCGCAGGGCGTCGTAACGAATGACAAGCTGTACGATAATAATCTGCTAGGCTTGGACTACGACCGCGATGTGCTGGAAGGGAATATCAAACGCCAGCCCGTAATCGGTGCTATTAAAGACCGCAACGCCGCCAACCAGTACGCCGACGCGAACACCTACCTGACCGACAAGGCGAAGTTAGTGCAGCGAGAGAACCAGCGCCAGCGACAAGGGCTTCTGAACACGATTAGCAACCTCCAGCGCCAGCGTGCAGCATTTGCCGCCGACCCGATGATGGCAGGGCAGGTGCAGGAACTCACGCAACAGATAGCCGAGTATCAGGCAGAGCTTCAGCGACTGACTGGGGGCGAAACAGCGGATGTGTACATAACCGCGCCGGGTCAGGCGATGGCGACGGTGCGCAGCCTCGTGCCGGGCGGGCAGGTGTACCAGCAGGGGGTTGGTCCGCGACCCCTGCAAGGGCAGGTCATCATGCCGCCCCCGCAGCCTGCGCAGCAGCCCGTGCAACAACCCCAATCCGCACCGCAAGCCGCTATTGACCCAAAAGTTCATTCGCAGAACGTGGAAGCCAAGATGGCGTACGTTGCCGACAAGCAGGCGCAGGGTACGTATGACCCGAACGAAGTCATCATGATTGACGGTGTCCCTTACACCGCAGGGCAGCTTGTGTACCTCCAGAACGTTCAGCCTAGTATGACAAGCACCGTAGCAGAAGGGGTATCTATGGGGCTGCTAGGGCCGGTGGGTTACGCCAGCCAGTATTTGCTCGGGACTAATCCTGCGTATGCCCGGCAAATCGCGGCGGCACGTGCAGCAGCGGGGCGGTAAGTTATGGCACGGAGGAAGGGGAATACCAACGAATCGCGCAACATGAGTATGGTGTTGCAAGCGTTTCAAAATGCCGGGTTGTCGCCAAACCAAGCGCGGATTCTCGCCGCCGAGGTGGGGCGGGAAAACGCATTCCAAGACCGCTACCTGTGGGGGTATCACAAAGACCCCGGAAACGGCGCGGTCAATCTGGGGATTATCTCATGGCAAGGCACGCGCGGGCGGAATCTGGAGAAACAGCTTGCGGCTCAAGGACTGATTAAGAATGGGGTGATGGAGCAATCACAACGCGCGCTAGATGCCCAAGCGCGCTTTTTGGTAAACGAAATAAAGAACGACCCTGCCTACACCAAGACCAAAAAGCTGTTTCTGTCCAACCCGAATGTGGACTACAACACAGGCGTCCGGGTGCTGGGTAAGGACTTTATCCGCTGGCGCATCGACGACCCGAAGTATGCCGCTAAGGGCGCAGCGTCCCGTGACGGTTTTTATCGGAAGCTAGGCGGGGTAGCCCCGCAAGATGGTGGCGTGGTGCATACAGGAGCGTCTGCGCCCTCCGTAGCGCCGCTTATTCCGGCGTCTGGGGCGATAAACGCAGCAGCCAATACCGTGAATGACCTGATGGCACAGAACGCTCCCCAGAGCGACCTGATGGGCAAAAACGTGCTGGCTGGCAGCGTAGGCTTCGCCGTTCCAGAAACACCTTTGCAGAACAAACTGTACGGCGAGGTCGCAGAACAAGGCTTACCGCCGCAGAAAGAATCCATCGCGGCGGTGGCGGCTGATACCATCTCGAAAACTTACGACCAGATGTTTAACCAACCTTTGGTAAAATCCTCCAGTCCTAGCATCGACGCGCTGATGCAAATCTTTAACGCTCTGGAAGTCTGATAATGGCGAAGAACAATTCTCTCGAAACTCCCCTCTCCATGCCTAAACTGCCTGACCTCGACCAAGACCTGTTCGGCGCGGGCGCAGGGGCGATATTCAACCAGTCCGATGACCTGCTCAACCCGAAGGCGGTAGCGCCTCTGGGGGCGCAGCAAGGCAAACTTTCTCCGGCTGCACAGGCGCTGGCATCGGCACAGCGTGAGCAGAACGACCTGCTGAACTACGCGACTGAACAGCAGGCGAAAATCCAGCAGCAGGAAGCCCGCCAACAGGCAGCGTTTGACCGTCAGCAGGCGGCACAGCGCCGGGAAACCGACGCGGCTATCCGCCAGTATCAGCGGGACAAAAAGGAGCGCGAGAAGGCGCTGAAAGAGAAAGCGAAGGAACAGGGCGGTGTGCTAGGCGCTGGCGCGGATGGTTCGTTTGTCCTGAAGCCGATGGTTGAAACCATCCTAGCTGATAAGAATTGGAAGGACATCAAGTCCAGCTTCCAGCGCGAGGACGAGGCGCAAGGCTGGCTGAAAGAAAAAGCCGTTCAGTTGAAGGAGCAGGGCATCCCCGAAGACCTCATCAACAACGAGCTGCGGGTGGCTGGCGCGCTGTTCAAGCAGGATACGGACGCCTACACCAAGCAGCGTTCGGAAGACCGTGCTGACCCGCTCGATGCGGTTTCATGGCTAGGTAAGGCAGGGCGCAACCTATACAAAGGCACGGTGCTGTGGCTATCCCCGGTATGGAACAAAACCATCGGCAAAACGGGGCTTACTTTCGACACGGAGGAGTTTGTCCGCGAACAGAATGACGCGATAAATTCCATTGATTCAACGTTGTCCGACAAGATTCACTTTGCCCAAGAGAACAACGAATACCTGACCCAGAAACGCCGGGCGCAGGGTAAGGACGGACTTGTTGCAGGATTCACAGGCGGCATCGCCGATATGTGGAAAGCGGACAATATGCTTTACACCATGCTGGACTCCGCCGCTTACATTCCTTACTCCGCCGCTGTAGGCGCGAGTGCGGGGGCGTTTGCTTCTCGCGTCGGCGCGGCTACTCGTCTTACCCCGGCGATTGAAGGTATTACCGCGCGGGTAAACGCCGCTGCGGCTGCACCGGGTGCAAGTCTCGCGACGCGAATCGGCGCTAAAGCGGCTTCTCACCTGTTATCTTCCGAGGTAGCGGGTGGTATGGCGACTACCGGGTTCTTTGCCGCCACGGACGCCGCTGGTGGCGCATACGACGCCGTTTACAACCAAGACGAGGACACCTTCCGCCAGACCTACATCAAAGCAAACGGCGAGGAAAACTGGAACAACCTCGTGCAGTATTACGGCTCTGCGGGCAAAGCACGTGCAGCGCTCGCAGAACAGGCTGCGGTATCGGCAGGTAATTCCGCCTTCATAAACACCGCGCTGCTAGGCGCTGCCGGTTTGGAAACTACGCTGCTCAAGGCGAACAAGTTTGGGCTTCAGACGTTTGCGGGCAAGCGCTTGGCGACGGCTGGCGCTAACTCCGTGTCTGAACTCCTCGAAGAAGGCTTGACGCAATATTCACAAAACGTCGGCGCGCAACCTGCTACTGGCGTAGACTTGCTAGAAGGCGTGCCGGAAGCAGCCGCTATCGGTTTCGTCGCAGGCGGCTCGATGGCAGGCGGTACGCAGGTGCTTGGTGCGCTAGGCAAAGGCGTAAAAAACTACGTCGCTCCAGAGTTCGATGCAGCACGGCTTGACCCTACGCAGTACGTGCATCAGAATCAGTTGGACTACGACAGCTATCGGCAGGTGGTCGGGCGCGAGATGGACAACATCGCACGCACCGGACGCCGGGCTAAGTGGCACGAAACTGACATCGGCTCTGCGCAGCAGATGGCGTATGACACGATAATCGACGACCCGTCCAAGTGGGAAGCCTTTACGCCAGACCAGCGCGCCCAGATGCAGGAGTATCTGAAGCAAGCCTACAACATCAACACCAACCCGTATGCCCAAGTGGAGCGCCAAACGCTGACGGACATCTGGGAGAACGGCGACACGCACGTGCTGAACGCTTGGCTGCAAAGCGAAGAAAAAGGCATCGGCGAGGACATCCGCAACGCCTTCCGGGTCAAGCACGGCGTCGAGTTAGAAAACGTGCCGGACGGCGTGCGCGCCTACTCTGAAGCGCTTGCTAATGCTATCGACTACCAGATTGCCGCCCCGGTGTTGCGTGATACGAACGAGCAATGGAAGGCGATGCGGGATTACGTCAAGACCCAAGTCGAGACTAACCCGACACTCACCCGCGAACAGCAGAAAGGCATCGACGCCATTCTCGCCAACTACCTCGATGCAGGTCGCCGCCGCTTGACCGATGAGCAAGTAACGGCGGCTGCGCAAACCCAACCGACAGGACAACCCGATGAGCCAGCAAATCCCGGCGCAGGACAAGGCGCGCCTACTCAAAATAATCAACCAGTCGCAGGAGAAAGCGGTGCAGCTCCGGCAGCAGGAGCAGGAAGCACAGGCGGAGAAACCCAAAGCGTGGGGCAGCCTGACGCGGCACCGGCAGGAGGAGCTAATCCTCAAAGCGCTGGAGTCGATAATGCACAGCAAGGAAATCAGTCCAGCGGTGGGACAGACGCTCCCGCCCAAACTGTTCAGCCTGCTGGAGGAGCAGCGCAAGCACCTACATCTGGGGCGCAGCCGGGAGTTACAGCCCCGGCTGGAAATGCTGGTCAAACGCCTGCGGGACAAGGGGCTACTGGACAAACCAGCACAACCGGACAACCCGCTCAACCGATTAACCCCGGCGCAGCGCCGCAGGCAGGAAGCAGCGGAAGCGCTGGAGCTGCGCCGACAGAACGCAATCCAGATGGTAGAAGCAACCAAGCTGTTGCCCAAGCGGTCGGTGTAACGGGCGCTTATAGCCCGCAGGCTGATTTACGCGACGCCGGTCATGCGTGGGCGCAGTTATCCAAAGCGCAAAAATCAGCGCTCGCCAAAATCGGTATTACTACCCCGGCGCAGTTGCTGGATATTCTGAAAAACGCCGACACAGTAGCCGAAGCCGGGCAACGTCTGGCGCAGACTGGTCGCGTGCGCAGCATGACGATGAAGTCGGTGCAGGACGCGCTGAAAGCCGCCCGCGACTACATCACGTCGCCAGAGTGGGTGTTTAACAAGCTGACCCAAGACCAGCTCGGGCTTAGTGCCAACGAGGCTAGTATCCCTGTGGCGGTCGCAGCGCTTCAGTCAAGCGATGAAATTACCGCACGAAAGATTAGCCAGCTCGCCAAAGGCGCGGCGGAAATCTACGGGTTGGAGGACGCCTCTAAGGAAGACAAAATCGCCTACGCTGCCAAGCTGCTGCTTGACATCGCACAGCTCGCCAAGACCTCACCGCAGCTACTGGATGTGGCGATGCGGCTCAAGGGCGCGCCGGAATCGTGGTTTCAGGACGACGTTGACAAGCTGCTGAAGAACGACATCTGGGCGACGCTTCAATCCGCACCGGGCATTTTTGAACAAGCCGGGGTGGACTTCAGCCAGTCCCGCCCGAACGTCACCCAGTCACAGCAGAATCTCTGGTCGGCGCGTGCGGTATTGTTCACGCTGAAGCAGAACATCAAGGCAGGCGATGCCAGAAGTAAAGCGGTTCAGGCAGGGCTGGATAAAGCCGCCAAGCGCATCACCGACATGGGCGGCGAAAAAGGACGCCTCTCGCTGCTGTTTTCGATGCTGGAAGCCGACAGCCGGGGCGAAGACCTGACAGGTTTTCTGGAAAACTACTACATCGGTTCGCGCGCTTCGGCAGATGCTATCGCGGGCGTTATCCGCGCGTATCAGGATGCGAAAACCTACATGGCATCCCCCGACTTCCAGAACAGCCTGCGGGCGGATAACTGGCTGCGGCAGGCGGACAAGTCGGTTTACGTGCAGGCTATCCGCGATTATGTGCGCAATAATTACGCAGCATTCAACCAGATGCTGATTCAGGATGCCGAAGTGGCGTCTGGCAAGAGCGCCCGCACGCGCGTCGCTGGCACGAATTTTGAAACGCAGGCAGTAAACACCGACATTCTTGCCGACGTACTGGCAGACGTAGTGCATAACACCGCGCGCCTCGGTCGGGAGTATGCAGGCGAGATTGCCCGCTCCTACGCCGGACGGGATGAAAACGGCAACCGGGTTATCAAGCCGTCTGCGGTCAAGCGTTTTCTGGAACAAGCAGATACCATAGCAGCTAACCTTCGGCAGCAGTATCTGGACGGTAAGCTGGCGCAACAATCCACCCAGCCTGAAGACGAGTCCGAGCAGTTGGTACAACAGGGCGACGACCTTTCCCGCCTGATGGAGGAGTTCAACGCCGGGCAGCAACCGGATGCCGACGCGGTCATGGGCGACCTAGACGACGCCGTTCGCGGCATTCCGGCGCAGCCGCGCAATGGTGAGAAGCAGATTAAAAACGGTGGCTTCGACAGCCCTGAAGCGGCAGAAGACGCGCTTTCCCCGGAGTTGTTCCAGCACCCGGAAACGGTGGAAGAACTCGATGAGCTGTTGCAGTCCATTGCGGAAGCAACCGGGCTAGACCCGCTGCTGGTCGGTGAGTATATTGCTCGTGAGTGGTTGAGCCAGTCGGAAGAAGACTACGCAGATGCGTCAACAGACGAACTGCTGGACATGGTGTACGACGCGGCTAACGATATTTGGATTTACGTTGGAGAACAGAATGCAACACAACAAATTGCAGATACAAAACGTCTCGAAGGACCTCGCTCGATTACTGCCGACGGACGGCGCATCACGCGACAATCTCAAGACCCTACTGGGTCACTGGCAAGAGCGTTACAGCCGAACCTCTCCGGCGGCGCATACGCACAGCTAGCCCGTCCTAGCCAGCCTGCCCCGGTGCGACTTGCGATAGCACCTGTCGAGGAGATTGTTGCCGAGTTCGGCGGGCAGGAGTTTTCCCTCGCTGAGATTATCGAGAATACCGAAAACCAGCGGGGAGACCGTTCACCCACGCTAGGCGAACTCGCACCGGAAGATAACAACGCCCCGCGCCCGGTTATCGAACTGACGGTAAATGGCGTGAAGCACCGGGGAAGGCTATTCCGCTGGCGTGACCGCAAGAACGGACGTAATCGTCGTCATGTGGTGTTCGTCCACGACGGCGATGCTTTCGGTATGCGTGGGTGGGACGATAAGTGGATAGACTTTGGCAATGCTGTTACCCGCAAGCGGGTGGACAGCATCAACCAAAACGACGGCATCCGCATCGAGGTGCTGGCAGACCAATCTGAAAATCAGGAGCAAACAAATGATAAAACCGAGAAACGTACTCAGCGAACTGGGCGCAGCGAGACCGAGGATGAAAACAATTCAGGAATCGTGGGGGACGTTCGAGATGCCGATGTCGCCGCGCGAGGAAGCGACGTCACGGATGCGGGAGCTGATGAATCCGAGCAGGACGAAGGTGCTGGGCAGTCCGATGAAAGTGAACGCGGAAGTGGAGCGGCTGAAGGACGACTAGAAACCCCTGCGCCTGTCGATGTTCCGCAGGGACTAGACTACACCCCCGAACAGGTAGCAGAAATTGACCCGGCACCGCTTACGGCGGATGAGCGTGCAGCGCTTAACCGCCAAGACGACACGAACGAGTTTGTCGCTAACGCCCTCTACGGTATCAAGGGCGCGCTGGAAGATTTCGGCGGGGTGGATTCTGCCGCCCTGCGCAGCGGGCTTGTCAAAATGGCGGCGCTGCTGGCAGACCCTGCTGCACCACGACGGACTACGCAGACAACGGTTTCCGAACAAGCCGCTGGACGTAAAGCGGTTGCCGACATTATCACCGACGAGGAGCGCGACATTCTCGACGCCTACCTCGAAGACGTCGGTAACACCGAGCAGAGTGCGGAGGAGTTCGCCGAGGAAGCCATCGCGGATAACCAGTTCGAGAACAGCAGTCTGCCGAAGAAAGTCCGCGCTGTGCTGGAGCGTATCTGGAACGCGCTGCGCAACGGCATGGCGGCTGTCTCGATGGCGTTGGCGGTTCACCTCGGCTCAAGTATGGTCGTCAGCCAGCCTGCCGAAGCCGCGAACCTTACCCCGCAGGCAGGAGAGGTGGTTATGAGCAGTGCTGCCAAAGCATCGCTAGACCACATCATCGACACCGCTGACAACGGTGGACGACCGTTTGTGATTGCCGACAAAAAGGCAGGCAAGCTGTACCTGATGAACGCCGAGGGCAAGGTGGTAGATACCACCCCGGCGCTGTTCGGCAAGACGCCCTCCGACGCTGCGAAGACAGCGGGCGCGACGGGCGCGGGTAAGTACGACCTGACCTACAACCACGACACCCGCCTGCCATCCGGTTACGCAGGCAGCGTGCAGTCGTTCGACACCGGCGCAAATGGCGAGCAGTTTGCCATTCACCGCGTTATCGACGTCAAGGGGCAGAACCGCCAGAGCCGACTGGATAGCAAGACCGCCCGCGATAACCGCATTACGCTTGGTTGTATCAACGTTCCGGCGGAGTTCTACGACGCCCACCTAGACAACGAGCTAGGCGCGGTGCTGTACGTGTTGCCGGAAACCACTAACTGGGGTGGAGACCTGTATGGCAAGACACCCCGTCAGGCTGCACAGCCGACGCCACAGGCGGTTAAAATCGCCACCGAGGGTACTTCCCTTACCCCCGAACAGTTACTGGCTGCTACGCGCTCTCAGGCGGATAGTCTGATAGCGAACGTGCGCGGCAGCATGGACAACGCCAGCTACCAGCCTGTGCAGGTAACACCCGAACAGTTACAGGCGGCGACGGAAGCCGGGCGGAAGGTAACGACCCAACCTGTGCAGGCACAAGCGCCCATCCAGATTGCAGGTGTCCAGTCGTCCACACAGACTGCCTACATCAGCCCGGTCATGGTAAACGGTGTATCCGCTAACACCCTTGTCGTGCCGTTCAAGGCGCATACTCCTGCCGAGCTGCAAGCCAATGGCGTGTTCGACACTCAACCTGTGGATAACAAAACCGAGAGCGGCGATAGTCTGTACACCATCGCTTCGTGGCTGGCTGCCGCATTCGCTGCGGGCAAGGTGAATAGTCGACGCAAGAAGCGTCTGGAGAGCCGCAAGAAAGCCAACGAGGAACGGTTGGCGCGGATTGAAGCGAAGAATAATCCAGAGCTGAAGACTGAACCGGAGGACACTTCCGTCGTCCCGGATGAAGCCGAGGTGGAAACCGCCGTCGCTGACAATCACGACGCGCAGGCAGCCTTTGCGAAACAAGCCGGTACGCACAACCCGCAGACGCCGCTGGCGCAAGCGGTTGCGCAGGCTGTTCGCCAGCAGAACGTGCTGGAGAATAAAGCCGAGTGGATTCACGCCTTCGCGATGCGGTATTCCAGCGATGAGGCGCAGTACCAGCAACTGCTCGCCATGATGAGCAATCTGGAGTACAACCTTGGTGGTGTGCTGACCGACCGCTCCTACACCCAGAGCGGTGATTTCCGTGACCGCAGGCGCTGGCGCGGCGACCAGACGGATGCAAGCCGTGTGGGAATGTTGCAGGCGTTCATGCGCTTCGCAGGCGGGGCAACGGTTGCATTCGATAACCTGCTGCACCGTGTCGGGTCTGCCGCGTTCGGACACGAAGCCGACAGCGCCATCGCCAGCAAGATGCTCTCGCAGGTACGCGCCAAGTCGTCCGGGGCTTATGCGCAGCTACACAAGACGCTTATCCATCCGCTCGTCATGCAGACCGCCACGCTTGCCAGCCAGATGCGTCGGGGTCGCGGCGAGATTGAAACCGACACCGGCAGAACCGCCACGCTGAACCACATCCTCAACGAAGGCGCGGAGCAGATGTGGAAAGGCGCAGAACTGGAAATCGCCAAGATGAAGCTGGACTTGCAGGCGGTGGAAGCGCAAATCCGCTCTACCGCTGCCGGGTCGCAGATTCAGCAGACGTGGACGAGTAAGCAGTTACAACTGCTGAAGGACATAGACGCCGCCCAGACGCTACTCGACCGCCAGCGTGATATGTACTACGGACGCGAGGAATGGGACGGCACGACTGACCTGCCGGGTGGTTACACCGAGGCGCAGGCTAAGACCGAGCTGCAAGCGCTCAAGGACAAATACGGCGAAGACTTCGCCAAGATTGAAGCGCACAGCAAGGAGCTGGTGCAGACCATTCAGGGCATCCGCAATTTCGCCGCCGCTGCCGGGGTAGTAACCAACGACCAGCTCGCGATGTACAACGAGATGGGCTTCAAGGAGTACGTGCCGCTGTACTCGCCGCAGGAAGATGTATCCAAGACTGACGAAAGCACCAGCATCATGCAGACCTCTCGCATGGACAGACTGCTGGAAGGCATCCCGCTGGCACAGGCGAAGTCGATGGGGCTGACCCGCGACCTCTCCCGCTTCAAGCGTAAGGGCGCAACCAGCCCGGCGGAAGACGCCTATACCAACATGAAGGTGTATGCGATGAACACCGCAGGACGTGTGGGTCAGCAAGGTTGGTTGCAGTCGGTGCAGCAGCTCTACGAAGGCACAATCGGCAAGCCGTACTCCGTGGCAGGCAACCTCGGCGAAGAAACGCTAAAAGAGCTGAACAGCCAGCCGGAAGGCAAGCTGCCGGGGCTGATTCGTGTGCGTCCGGGTATGGAGGATTACCTGCCTGCCCACTTGCAGACCGCCATCGCAGCACCGGGTGGACGCATCCGCGCTATCCGCGCTAAGGGGTACAACAGCGCGGGCGAACTGGTGGACTACCACTACTACTTCACCGACAAGGCAATCCAGCAAGAGGTTTACTACACCTCGGACACCAGCGAGAGCTTCATGATGCGTATCGGGCGCAACGCCGGGACGATTACCCGGTTCGCCGCACGGATGATGACGACCTTCCGCCCTGTCTGGAACGTGTACAACTGGGTGCGGGACAGCATCGAGCGGATAAGCATTATGATTGCCCGCCCGGTCAAGGACAAAAACGGTGACCTCATCAACCGCTGGACACTCGCCAAGACCTACGCCTCGCACCTCGCGCGCCTCGCTTCTAGTCTGGAAGCGCAGAACGAAATCATGCGCTACCTCTCCACAGGCGAGCTGGTGACAGAACTTCAGCGCACGCTGGATGAAGCCGTCGGTGAAGGCGCGATAAACCTGATGACTACCCAGACGGACAAGCACTCCGTGATGAGCGACCTGCGCAAGTCTGACCTTGACCGCCTGCTGGATACCACCTCAAGGATGCTAGGCACGACGGCAAACAAACTGGGTGTCGGTCAGGGCAAGGCATGGCTTGGGGATATTGCCGAATACTACGTGCAGCGCATGACGGAAGCGCCGCAGGTAACGACGGCGCTGGCGTCTTATCTGGCGTACCGCGAGTTAGGCGTGAACAAGCACGAGCGCGCCAACCGGGTGCGCGACCAGTACGACCCGACCCGCACCCGCAGCGAGATTGTACGCGGGCTATCTACCATGTACCCGTTCGTGCGCTCCACCTTCTCCGGTCACTACAACCTGATGCGGACGCTGAGTGAATACTGGAATCCCGGCGAGCGTGGCTTAACCACCCTGTACCTCGCTGGCGGTACTGCTGCCATGATGGCTATCCTTTCCCTCGCCGCAGGCGCTATCGGCGACGACGATGACGGTGTGCCGCTGGTTGCCCGTATGCCCATCGGCACGCTCATGAACGGCATCCCCATCCGCACGCCGGATGGTGGTGTCTGGAGTGCGCCTGTGGGCTTCGGGATGCCCAAGCTGATGTGGGGGACGGCAGTCAACCTTTACCGCCTCGCCTACGGCGAACAGAGCACTTCTGACATGAGCCGCTCCATGCTAGGTCTGGTGATGGACAACACCTCACCAGTGCAGGTGGCGAGCGGCGCTGCGTTTGACCGCGACGTGGGTGCTGGCGCGGCGCTTAGTTTTGCCCCGCTGCTGGCTGTGCCGTTTGTCGAGATGATGACAAACACGAAGGCATACACCGGGCAGAAAATCTACAACCGCGAAACGCCCAGAGGCGAACGCGATGCCGACCAAGGTGGGTTCAATATACCGGAAGCCTACAAGGACACCGCACAGGCGCTCACAGGCATGGGTATCGACGTGCGCCCAGAAACGCTCAAGCACCTGCTGGAAACCTTCAGCTATGGCCCGCTCAAAGCGATACCGACCTCTCTGCTGGCGGACAAGTCCGAGAAGTATCTCGGCAACCGCGAGACGAAAGGGGAAGCCGCAGGCGCGCTTGTTACTGCTATCGGGATGGACATGGCGTGGTCGCCGCACGCGCTGGATAACGAAGCGCGGGTGTACCAGATGCTCGACGATATTTACCCCATCTTGGGAAGATACGGCATCACCGAAATCTCGCACGACAAGAGCGAATACAAGCGCTTCGGTATCGAGGGGAGGGAGAACCGCAAGGCACGCCTGCTGTACGCCAAGATGGTTGCCGCTGGCGCGCCGGAGTGGGAAGCGTCCTTTGTCCGCGACGCGGTTATCCACAAGACCTCACGCCAGAAAGCCATCAAGGAGTTCCAAGCAGGGTCGGAAGCCTACCTGAAAGCGAAGGCTAAAGGGGAGGAAAATGCACAACTGCGTGCAGCCCTTGAAAACCAATGGAATGCCATCGAAAATAGCGACCAGAATTTCCTACGCCAATACAACGAAGACGCCTATGAGATGCAAGACGACTACTAGAATGAGCCGCTGCCGCCGCCCGCTCATCGAAATATGCCCGGCGACCAGCCAGATAAAACTTGACCTCGCGTCCTGCGGCGTCTGTACGGCTGTCCCTGCGCTTCTTCTGCGCCGGGGAGGGTGTGTGGAGCGGGAGCTGGTTTGCGAGCCTGTAAAACCCGCTGAGTGCGGTTGCTGTCCATCGCTTCCACCCCGCCCACGATGGGTGGATAAACCGCAGCCGTCGGTGATTTATCCGCTACACGACATCGAATGTGACGGGATGTATGTGTTCGTGCTGGACGACATGATGAAAGAGCTAGGGCTTGGGCGGCTGGAAGCGGTCGTGCTGGTCGAAGATGACGGCACGTATCCCGCCGAGCGCCACCACACGAGCGAGAAGAACTACACCGAGACGGCTATCCGCTTCGACGTGGACTACCTGCCCTACCAGATGCCGCTGCGTGGCATCGACACGTCTAACCTTGCCGTCACGAGGGGGTGCTGATGTATATTCCGCTTTACGGCTTCCAGACGCACCTGCGCGAAGGACTGCCCATCGACGGTCGCCACCTGCCGATACCGGAGACGGCGTACCAGCACCTGCTCTCGCGGCTAGACGACGGCGACTGGTCGTATCTGGAGCTGCGCGAGGGTCGTGTCAGCGAGATTGTGCGCGTGCATAACGTGTGCGGTAAACTGGTTATCGACCGGGGTATGGAGTGTACCGCCCCGCGCTGCCAGCGCTGCGGCATCGGCGTGTTTTTTGTGATGACTGCACAGGGTGTCCGCGATGCCGTCTGCCAGATGACCGACAAAGATTGTGAAAAAGGGGACTGCCCGTGAGATACGTCCAATTCGCCGGGTTTAACTCGAATACCACCGACAAGCTGCTCGATACCGACCTCGACTTGCCCGTGTACGAGCAGCACCTCGCCCTGCTGCGCAAGCGTCTCGCCGCCGACGGCGACTACACCTACCTCGTGCTGTTTGACGGCACGCAGACAGAAGTAGTGCAGCTAACCAACCACGGCGGGTCGCTCAAACTCACCCGCGCGCTGGAAGATACCCCTGCGCAATCGTTCCCTACCGGAACGTGCGTGCGATGGGAGCTTACCCCGGCAGCGGTGCGCGATATTGTCTGCCAGATGGAGTGTTGCCCATGAGCGCCGTATTAGTAAAATTCGTCAGTTGTGTACTGCTTCTGGTGTTCGGCATCATGTTCGGGTTCGACCTCGTGCCGCCGTATTATCGTGTCGGCACGGCTGATGCTAATTCGTGGGCGGCTGCCCTGATGACGCTATCCCTTGCACAATCTGCGATGACGCTACTTGCCATGAATAACTGCATCCGCTGCCGGGTGTGGAGCGATTTTCTCCTACAAATTACCGGGCTGGTGTTTATAATCCTCGGCGGCGCGTTTGTAACCAAATACCCACCGTTCACATGGGCGATGTGGCTATTCCCCTTGCTAGGGTTACTGTGCCTGACGACCGGGCGGGAGTTCAGTAGGTACTCCAGAAACAAATTGCAACCGCCCTCCATCCGGTCTGGAGGTGCTGACCGGATGGAACTGCATGACCGAACTTAATGGAATCCACACGAACTTAGCGGCAGGCGTCGGTTTTGCTTTCTTCGCGGTGCTGGTCGGCACGCGCTGGAGTGAAATTGGTCTGCGGGACTATATAATCATCATGGTGCTGGCGCTTCTTTCCACGGCTTTTGCCATCGAGCGCTGGTTTTCTGACGGCACAGTCGTTACCTGTTCCCTCATTGGGTTCGGTATCGGCTATCTGGCAGACGACGTGTATATCAACATCAACGCGACGCTGCCGGATGTGATTAAAGGTATTATCGGGGACGGCACAGAATGGCTGCACAACAAGGTGCGGCAGGTGTTGGGGCTTGCCCCGAAAGACGATGACGAGGAGGACGAATGAACTACAAACCCTATATTTACGCCGCTGCCTGCCTGTTCATGCTCTGGTGTGGCTATGATGCTGGCAAAGCCGTGGGTCGGCAGGATATGCAGAAAGAAGTCCACGCGGCAAAGCTGGAAGTGGACAACATGAAGCGCCGGGCGCAGGAGATGGCAGACAACCACGCGAAGCAGATGAGTGCTGCCAGCAAGATGTATCAGGAAGTACGTGCAGAAGCCGAAGCTAAACAGAAAGAAAGGATTGTAAAAGTGCGGGAGATTGTGGAGAAGCCCGTGTACCGTAGCGACTGCATCGACAAATCAGGGTTGGATGAAATCAACAAGGTAATTGGAGGAAGCAAATGAACGAACTCGACTGGATTGCCGAAGGGCGCAAACTCCTCGGCGTGGAAGAAAACGCCAACACCTCTAAGGTCGTCGCCATGTGGCGTGATGGCTTCGAGGCGTCGGGACAAGCCGGGCGGATGAAAGAGTCCGTGTGGAATACTGGCAGCACGCCGTGGTGCGGAGGCTTCGTCGCCGCCTGCCTCGCGCGTGCAGGTTTGGGCAAGCACGTACCGAAAGACTTTCCGCTCGCGCGTGCTTGGGCGAAAGTAGGCGCACCGCTTTCCAAGCCCGCGTATGGCTGCGTGGTCGTCTTTACGCGCGACGGTGGGGGTCACGTTGGCTTTGTCGTCGGCAAGGACGCTAAGGGCAATCTGATGGTGCTAGGCGGCAATCAGGGCAATACGGTCTGCATCAAGCCATTCAGCAAAGCGCGCGTGCTGGCGTATCGCTGGTGCGGTAAGGGTAGCGCTCCGCTCGCCGAACGGTTCGACCTGCCGCTACTGTCGTCGGATGGCAGGGTGAGTACGAATGAAGCGTAGTGCTCAGTTATATAAATAATTTATTGCGCAGCAGGCCATAACCGGCCCTCCGTGTTCGTAAGTTATTGATTTGTGTAGATGGGTAAAATTCCATGTTTACTAAACTATTGAATTATAAATATACTTTCATCAGGCCGCTGGCGGCCCTACTGCTAACTGCCTGCACCCGCGTTACCGTCCCGTATCTCGCACATGAGCCGCCTGCTGACCTAACGCAGCCCTGCCCTGCGCTGCAACCGCTGGCGGGAATGACAGGCAAGGACATGACGCTGTGGATAATCACCGCCGCCAACCAGTACCACGACTGCGCTGCCCGCCACGCCGGGCTGGTGCAGGCAACCCGCATTGAGGGGTCGGTCACGCGGTATGAGTGGCGCTGACCCATTTGTGTCCCACAACCAACAAAAAATGAGCCACAAACGATTTTGTGGCTCATTTAGTCTGCACAAGTGCGGTTAGAGGATGGAGACGTTCAGATTTTCTGACGGCTTGAAATGGATGTAGGTCTTTGCAGGGATGGTAATCGGCTCACCATTCTGCGGGTTTTTGCCCTTGCGCTCGGCACGGGTTTTCTTCTGGAATGACCCTACATCGCGGATTTCTACACGCCCGCCTGCACGGAGGGTTTCTACGACGTGCGACCACATGGCGTCCAGAGCCTTGCGTGCGCTGTCTTGGGTGATGCCAGCGTCTTTAGCGACGGCTGCAATCAGTTTTACTTTGCTTAAATTACTCATGAGTTTTCCTCGGTTAAGTTTTCATAACCCTCGAGTGATATATCGAGGGGGATTTTTACGCAGATACATTCAGTCTTACCTGCGCCTCTGGAGACGGTAAAGCCTCCCAAGTCGATTTTCTGGGGTTTCAACACCTTGCCGTAGAGCGCCTCGAGGCTGCGGATAAACTCCGGCGCGCCGATGTTCTGGCGCTTGCACCACTGCTTGATAGCTGGCAGCGAAATGTACGCGCGTTCTTCCTTCATCTCGTAGCGTATCTGGATACCACGACCCGGCACCGTTTGTTTCTTGACGTAGTTCACGTCGTTCATCACGCCCTTGCCGGGCTGGTCGGGCATATCTGACGGGCGAACATGGGCGGCGACCACAATCCGCGCGCCCTCATGCTCGTTCATGAACTGTGCAATCATGCCTTCCGGCGACATCAGGCTCTGCCCGATAGTCTGCTTGCCTTCAGCGATAAGCCTTAACAGGTATTCCAGCAGGTTGTCGAGGTCGTAGTTAATCAACCCCAAGTCACGAGCGATGCGCATCCCGACCATCATGCGAGTAGTCATGTACGACCAGAAGCGGTAGTTGCTGCCGATGCCCGCACGCTTGCGGATGAGCTTCTCCATCTCGTACAGCTCGTCTTCGATTTCTTCCTTGTGGGTCGTCACGTAGCGGATATACACGTCGCCCGCCACGCCGTAGTTTTGCGGCAGCTTGCGGATAAGGCGTTCGTTTTCCTCGAACTCCTCCGGGGAGTAAACCTCTCCTAGCGGCTTGACCTTTATCTCCAGCACCCGGCTCATCTGGGCGGAAGCATCATGGCTGTGGTTAGCGAGCGAGGCGATGATACTGCTGTTTGCGCTCATCACAGGCAGACACGACCAGAATGTGGTGTTGAGTTGCAGGTTCTCGCCACCTGACTGCATCCGGTCTTTGCCGCGCCCCTGCGTGAGCTGGTAGGCAATATCGGAAGCGTCCTTCGGCGAAATATCGGTCATCTCGTCAAAACCAGCGGCGATGTTGTTCATGATGCCGAGCTTGGCGAACCGAGCGATGTAGGTGTCTTCCTTGTTTATCATCAACCCGGTACGTGGTGACGGGTCGCCATAGACGGAAATGCCAAGTGATAGCGCGGCTGACTTGCCCGCGCCTTTCTCGCCTGTGAGGAACAGAAGCGCGGCACTCTCCAGCGCGCCGATGGGCATCAACGGAGAAGCGAAAGCCGCAGCGAGTGTCGTCTGCGCCCACTCCATGCCCTTGCGGTTGTAGGTTTCCGCAATCGCTTTCCATGTGTCGAGTGAGCCGCGCGGACGGGTCAGCCCGCTGTAAATCGCGGCTTTTCCCTTCGGCGCGATTTCTATGACGCTGCCGTCAGCTTTGTACAGTTTGTCGCCTAACAGGAAGCTCTGTTGGTCTTTGTCCCATCCGAGCTGGTCTGTGACCGTGGTTTCGGCAAGGGTAGATTCGGTTTGCTTGAGAAGTTCGATTAGCATCTGTCCCATCAACTTTCTGTCTTTGTCGTGCAGCAGAAACCCGACAGAGCCGAGGTAAGCGTTTAGCCCCTGCCCCATCAGAGTCTCGCCCGGTATCTGCACATCATCATACCCTTTCAGGTGGTGTTTGCGGAAGACGTAGCTCATCTGAACTTCGCCTGTTGCGGTGCGGGCTTTAATCCGCTGCACCGGATAAACGGGGTATGGGTAAATATTGCGCCAGTACCAGTCGCCTTCGGAGTCCTTGCAGCGCACGAAACATCCGCCTTCGTTTACCCTAACTGTCTGATATTCGTATTTGGGCAGGTTGGATTCGGGTTCAGCGGCTGGTGATAGGTCTTCCCCCTCCGCTGCCCACCCAGACGGCACAGGAAGCGTTATCGCGGGTCGTGGTGGCAGACTAGTATCCTGACTAGGGGTGGCGTCCTTTGGGGCGGCAGGAGGCGCCTCCTGCGCGAGAAGCGGGGCATTCGGCACGCTGATGGGTGACTTGACGATGCCCGCAAACAGACAACCCTCGCACGCTTCCGGGCGGTATTCGGCGAAGGTGCTACAGTGCATCGGCTTGATGTCGTTGGCTTCCAGCCATGCGAACTTTTCGTCGATGCTGTATTCGCTGTGCCACTTGGGGTTGGTCGAGAGGCGCTCTGCCGTTTCGCGCCCGTCGGTGCAGAAACGCAGCACGGACAGCGCCGCACGCCACGTCGGCTCTTTGCCGTCGTTCATGGTGCATATTTGCTTGCATCCAGCGACGATGTCTGCGGCGTTGCGTTCTGGGAAGTCTGCTTTGGGAATCTGGAAAAAGCGCATGAGCGCGATGTCGGCTGCTGCCTTCACGTAGTCCGGCACGTTCACCTGCGGGAGTGTGGGAACATGACTGGTAGCCTTAGGCACGTAAGCATCAAGTTTCTCTTTGTAGAAGGCATAGGGCATGGTCTCGCCCACGACGCGGATTTCCACCAGCGCCGCGCCCGTCATACCACCTTTCATATTCCACGTGCCGGGCAGTCGCAGGACGCTGGCAATATCGCGCGTCCGCATCGGGTCGGCGTGCAGCCCCAGAGCTTCGCAGGCGGCGCGCAGGCGGTCGGCAAGGTACTGCCATTCGTCAGGCGCTACTTCCGCCTCCAGCGCCCAGTAAACGTGCAATCCTGCGGCACCTGATGCGACCACCCACGGGCAGGGCATACCGCTGGCGACACAGAAATCGCGCAGGGCAGTAAGCGCTTCGGCGCGGGTTTTGTAATCCTTTTTCTCGCCCACGTCGAGGTCAAGCCATAACGCTTTGACTGCACGGGCGTTGTTGCGCGTGCGAAGCTGGTTTTTCTCGCCCTTGTGAGTCTGCACGATATGCCAGCCTTGCTTGTACGCAGCCAGCGCGAACCACACGTCGCGCGGCAGTTGATAAAAATAGCCTGCGGTCTGGACAAGTTCGTCTTGGCGCTCCAGCACTTTCTGCCACATCTTACCGTCTTTCAGCCCGCCGTCGTCCGAGTAGGCATACACATACACCCCGGAGGCGGGCAGGACGGCACGGAGAAAGTCTGTGAGGGAAGCGGTCATGGGTTAGCCTCTATCGCGGGTCAGGTGTGAGCTAATAATTTCCATCGCTGTCGCAGAGCGCTGGTTGTAACTGATTTCTTCCGGTATGGGGAGTTGTCCTTCCTTGACAAGCCGGGTAAGCACGTCGGTGATAACCACCAGCCGTTGAGCGATGGACGTCGTGCTGATGCTGCGTTCCTTGCGCAGATATTTATCGAGGGTGATGTAGGGGATTCCGGCAAGCGTGGCGACTACCGGGCGCTTGACGTCGCTATCGCGCATGGCGACTAGCAGGTCGTCGATTACTGTTTGATAGCGTTTCTTTTTCATGATTCGGTATGCGGCACGTCCTTGTGCCTGTTGGGTTTAGAGTGCTGCCATGCCCGCTGGTGCGGTCTGTTCATTCTGCGGTTGCATCTGCGGCTGGAACTGCGCCTGTTGCTGCCACGGAGGCGTCTGCTGCTGACCTTGAGGTTGTTGCATCTGCGGTTGCGCCTGAGCTTGTTGCTGCCACGCAGGAGGTTGTTGGCCTTGAGGTTGCATTTGAGGAGGCTGCACCTGACCTTGTGGCGGAACTTGCATTTGCGGCTGCTGCGGCGGAGCTGCATTAACCGTGGCGTTTTCCGTCGTGTTATCGAAATGGATGTCCAGCAGGCGGTCAGTCGTGCCGTTAGTCATCGCCTCAACCATCGCCTGAATGGCAGGTTCAGACGCGAAGCGAACTTCGTTGCTGCGGTTGCGCAGGTCGTACAGGCTAAAGGCGACGACGGGTACAGACTGGCTGCCGTCAAAGGAAAGCTGCACGGTAAAGGTAAACGGCATGATGCCGTGCGACGCTTGGAAGTCGCCCATCGTTTTCAGCAGGGTAGCGAAACTGCACGTGCCGACGTTCGCGTTTCCAGACTGGCGCACGGACTTATAGCCGAAGTCCACCACATACAGCTCATGCTGCGGGTCGTTTGCCAGCATGACAATGGCGCGCTGGCGGTAGTTACGCTGCACGAAACCGGCTGGCGGCGGGCTGTCGAATTTCTCGTCCGGGAGCGGATAGCGGGAAAGCGTCTTGGGCGCAACACCTGTCTTCTCGCTCTCGTCGTAGGTACGGTCATAGAAGACGTAATGGAACTGCGGATTGACCGCAACGATATGCACATCGAGCGTCAGTTCAGAAAGCTGCACCGGTTCGCCGCCGCCTTTGGAGATGTTGAAGCGGTTGCTTTTGAAGGTGATGCGGTTCGGCGCGTTGGTCGCGAGAGCGGCTGCTTGTTGCCACTGCGCAGCGATTTTCGCGGCGAAGTCGGCATTCATCTGCGGGACTGGCACATTGACGTTGCCAAAGGGAATGACTTGGTTTGTCATGGGGATTACTCCGGGGTTGGTTAAGAAAAAAAGTTAAGCGGATTTACGTGGGGCGGAAAGTTTGGTTTCCACGTAGTGTCCGAACGGACTGGCAGCTAGCAGGTGAAGCTCTGGTTGTCCGGCAAGCACACGGTGAACATTCAGCTCCTGCACACGGGTCGCGAACGCCTGCTGCTGATTGAGAATCTGGTCGTAGGTAGTAATGCCATCGTCCAGTTGTTGCTGCTGCTTGTTCAACTCGTCTGCGCTGATAAGGGCGGCGTTTAGCAGCACCTTCCAGTTATGCTCGCAGGCAAGGCGCTCGACCGCCAGCACGCTGTCCGGTACAAGGCGCGCCTGCTGCGCGTACAACACGTGCTGCGTGGTGATGATGCCATCGGCAAGCAGTCTGTCCAGCCAAGCCCCGGCTGCCTCGCGTCCGCCCGCTTCTTCGGTCGGGAAGCTGCACTTGACGCTCTGGCGGCGGGCGAACGTGCCGACACCGTCGAAGGCGAAGTGTTTTGCGCCTTCTGCATCCATCCGGCTGAGCAGATGCTCCTCAGCAGTTGCCTTGGCGGTTTTCAGCATCTTCTCCCAGTCTGATAGCTTGCCAAGCTGTTCGTTGATACGTACAATGAACTCCGCGCACGCTTTGTCGGACGAGTAAATTTCCTGTGGGATTTCTATTTGTTTCGGCATAAATGCCTCCTGTATGATTGAATGGTTAGTCGAAATGTGCGTATAAGTTTACCCCTTGATAGCCTAGCTGTCAAGGGGTTCTTATTTGAAATTTAGTGTTCAAAGCCGGAAATGTTTTTCGTAAATAAATTAACAATGTTCCGCTCAATGTTCACCCCACGCTCCAGCGCCGAGAACGCCAGCTTGTCCTGCGCGCCTGCCGAGAGATGCACCACGAACGTTTCCTTCGCCGTCTGCCGCGCCGACGACAAGCGCTCGAACATCTGCTGGTACATGAACGCCCCGGTCAGCGGTACGCCGTAGCAGATGATGTAATCGGCGCTCGCCAGCTCCACCCCGAACGCCGTTGTGCGCGGGTGGCACACGAGAACGTGCGGCTCTCGCTCATCGAGAAAATCGCGCAGGATTTTCGAGCGCGCCAGTCCGGTCACGCTGCCGTCAATCTTCTCGCAGCTAAACCCTTCGCTGCGGATGAACTCCACCAGCATATCGTTTACCGCCGTGAAGCTGGAAAACACCACCTTCTTGCGTGGTGTCGCGCGGAGCAGCTCCGCCAGACGGGTCAGCTTGGGCGTGGCGTCCACCCGGACAATGCTGGCTTCGCCTTCCTTTTTCGCCCGCACCGCGCCACCGGACACCTGCAACAATTTCTGCGCCAGCGTAGATGCTGTCGTCGCTTCAACGGTGTTGGTGTCAATCATGTACTGCAACTGCTCCACCAGCTCCTTGCTCATCGCCTTCTGCTGCGGCGATAGCGGCACGTCTTCGCGTAGCACCTGCGGCACGGGTATTTTCATGAGCTGTTCTTTGTCGAAGCGGATGCAGGGCGACATGGCGGCTTTAACAAGCACTTCGTGTCCATGCTTGGGAACCCACTTGAACTGCGTAATCTTCTGCATCGTCATGTATTTCCAGCGGATGTACTGGTCTGGCACTTGCGTCGGATTGATGAGCTTCACCTGCAAATAGATTTTATCCGGTGCGCCCGGTGTTCCAGTCAGCCCCCACCGGTAGGGACATTTGCTGGCGACCTTGTGCGCTGCCTGCCAGCGCTGCGTCGGTTTGCCGTTGCTGCCGCCATACTCGGTCAGCTCGTCGAAAACGCAGATGCCGATGCGCCCTGCTTCCACCTTTTGCCGCAGCTTGTCTGATACCTTGCCCCGCTCTGCGCGGGACAATCCGTCCGGGTTGATGAGATAAATATCCGCAGGTTTGTCCACTTCGCCCATGCGGTCGTTGTGGATGAGCTGGACGCGCTTTTGCGGAAACCACTCCTCGCAGGTTTTCTCCCACTCGCCGCCTGCCGCAACGGTTAGCGGGGCAACAATAAGCGCCGCCTGCACACCCATGTAGCGCTGGAGATAGTCGATAGCCAGCAGCGTCGAGAGCGTCTTGCCTGTGCGCGGCGTGCTGGTGACGAAGGCGTAGGGGTTGCTGGCGAGGAAGGCGGCAGTCTCCATCTGCCACCACCACGGCGTATGCCCGTGCTTGGACGTGGGCGGGTCGTAGTAGGTGCTGAACGGGTCGCAGCCCTCGGTGTCGATGCCCATGTTGGACAGCATCTTCAGCACGTCGTTGTGGTGCGGCAGGGCGATGACGTCGCCGTCTGGCAGGTGTAGTGTCGGGAAAATAAATAGCTGGTTTAGCAGCTTGACGTGTTCGGGGTCGTGCGGCATCGGCACGACGATTTTTTTAAGATTGGGAAGAACGACTGCCATCACCACACCGCCAGCTTGTCCACGTATTCCTGCTTGTGCGCTGGAAGCGCCGGAGCGTTCTTCTTAAGCCACGCAACCAGCACCCCGAGGTTCTCACTATGGATGCACAGCCACTCGCCCCCTGCGGCTTCTATGGAGGCTTTCTGGCGCTGCTGCATGACCTCGTTTGGCTTGGCTTTTAGTTCTGGTCGGGTGTGATGGTTGTTGCGGTCTTTCTTGACCTCGACGCCGAGGAAGCGCCCGTTGGTTACGATGATGCGGTCAGGGTGTCCTGATGCGCCGTAGCCGAAGGTCATCGGGCAGAAAGTGTAGATGTGGCTGAAGGCGATGTAAGGGTCGAGGATTTGCTTGATGCGTTCCTTGACTGCCTTCTCGGTAAGTTTTGCGGACATGGGTTAGCCTCCTGAAACAAGGATGTGAAAAGAAAAAAGGAAGCGGTTAGCTTCCCCTGTTTTCGCATTCCCACCTGAGAGGCATCACCTCACGAGGAGTTACTAACCGCTTGGTGGACACCCCCGGCACGCTGACGGCGCAGTGCGAGAGGTAAATAAAGCACTACCGAGGGCATCCACCAAGCGTTCAGGATGAACGTTTGGATTTCAAATTTCTTGAGCGGTTGGCGTGGGTAGAGGTGATGCGGCGATTGCTCTTGGCATTGCTCCCGCCCTTCGACAACGGCTTGATGTGGTCTATATCTTTGCCTTCCAGCGCCGCCTTGCCGTGCTGTGCGATAGCCTGCCGACGTGCGGTATTGCGCATCGCCCGCAGTTTTTTCTGCTCTGGCTTGGCGTGGAATTGCTCGTACTCCCGTTTGTAGTCACGTTTACGTGTTGCCATGTTGGTGTCCTGTAGAAAAAACACGACCAGAATACCAGAAAAACCACAAACCAGTATTCTGGTCGCCAACAATCCCAAGGAGTCTTACGCCTGTGGAAACGGGTAGTCCACAGGAAGGACGGCACGGGCAACAACAGACCGAAACCGGAGAGCTTCGAGAAACCATGCCGTCCTTCCTGTGTACCAGTTCCAGCGGGTGCTTTCTTGAGAGTGCCTAACATGAGGAAAAATCTCCACCCGCCGGATGTGTCGTATATTACCGAGAAGCCCTGATGCTGTCAAGTCTTCCTGCCGTTAAACTCGCACGAGACGACGAAACACGCTCGACTACGCCGTAGTCTCGCGCGCATCGTTTTTACGTCCATTGAATTCGCACGAAATAACGTCGCACCAGTTCTTGCACAACCCGGACGGTTTCGGCGGGAACTGGTTGTGCAGATGGGCATCTTGCAGTAGACCCATATTGACCTTCATCTGGGTCAGGTGACCGCCCGGCTGGTATTCCTGCCTGTCGCTTTCGCCTGAAAACAGGTAAACGAAAATCGTCAGAATCTTCTCAACCTGCGGATAGTGCGCGGCAACGCAGTGCTTGATGAAGTCGTGCTGCATCGAGGCGTCGCGCTTTTTGCCCGTTTTCCAGTCCACACAGATGATGGTTTTCTGGTCGCGGCTGATTAGCATCGCGTCCACGATGCAGCGCTGGTAGGCGGTTTTAGCACCCCAGTCCACGGGCGCGCCGTTGAAGTCCACCGCGAGTTTTACCTCTGCGCCGAGGAAGATGTTACGCATCCGCGCCAGCGTCCCCATTGCCGGAAGCAGGATGGACGGCAGGGGCTTCCCGTGCTTGAGGTAGTTTTCAATCGCCGCGTGCAACAGCGTACCGAAGCGCGTGTGGTCGGTATCCTGAAACTTAACCTCACGGGTGATGTATTTCGCCTCGTACTAGCGCGGGCAGGTGAGAAACGTCTGAAGCGACGTCGGTGACTGCGGCATCATTTTGGGTTCGCCCCATAGCCGCTGTACAGCCATACAATGCTGTTCGTCATGATTTACTCCTTCTAGGCAAATTTAACTTCACGTAGGCTATCGCGCCATAACTTTTCGGCAGTCGTCACGCTACGCCAACCTACACTACCCAGTTCGCCTGCGGCAAACATTGCCCACGCGCCCGTCCCGTTACCATGCGCAATCGCTTCCGGTTTTTCATCGTATGCCCACACTCTGCCGTTACTATCCATAGCGATAAATTTCGCCCATTCTGGAAGGACAAGTTCAGCACCGTAGTAATCCCGCACAAGACGACTACCGTCTTCAAGTCGCTCGCATTTCTCCGCCTCGACATAACGCATCGCCACTTGACACATCTTTATACCCAACGCTGAAAGGAAGTCATTATCTGCTATGCCCATTACGCCAGAATGTTTATAAAAAGCATTCCATTGTTGGTTTATTGCGACAGGTGTATATGGCTTGCCCAATATGGACGGCAAGGCGTTCATGATGTTGCATAAGGCTGTCTCCCTTGAGATTACATCCGTGTTCGCCAGCGCATACTCAATGGCTATTTTGGTTTTAAGCGCAAGCATCCAGTCCTGTCCTTCGTCTTTGCAGCAGGTCAAGGTATCCTTCCAGCTTTCGCCGTCATTAAACCGGACTACCGCGTCCAAGCGGGTAAGCGCGGCTCCATGCCATATCTTTCTGGCATCCAAACAGTATGGTTCGCCAAGGAACGCAAAAATCTCACCGTCGGCGTTGGCAGCGATATGTGACACATGGCGTTTAACTTGCAAGATGCGTCCATAAAACAGGACGTTTTTGAATTCTTCATTGATTTTCATAGTGTACCTCGGTTAGTGCCTTCCAGCTCACAGGGAACAGGTCAGCGATAATTGCACCCACCTCATGAGCGAGGTCTTGGATTTCTTTCTGCGCGTGGGCGTCGCTGCGCAGGCGGTAGAAGCGGGCAAACGCCAGCAGGCTGCCTGTCCACACCCACTCGGTCATCATGCCCTGCGGCAGCAGGAAACGCGCCTGCTCCGGGGCGACACCCATATCGAGGAAGCTGTGATAAATAACCTGCACGCCCTGCATGAAGGCGACGTAGGTTTCTCGTAGCTGCTCCTGCTTCTCATCGTTCAGCAGCTCACCGCTACCCTGCTTGACGTTCTCCGCTTTGGCGCGGAACTCCGGTACGAAAAAGCCCGGCGTGGATGACACATATCTGCGCGAGATTTCCGATTCAACGAAGCCGATTTTATGTTTGAAAGCCTGCGCACGGACGGCTACGGGCGCACGAACGCGCAGGGTGATGGCAGTATGGGCAAAGGGAATCTCATGCCCGTGCCGCGCCAGATAGGCGATGAGCCGGGCGTTTTCCTCATCAGTATAAAGCTCCGGGGATTTGTCAAACGAAACCCGTGCAGCCCGGACAACGCTGTCGTCGCTGCCCATGTGGTCGATATATTCCACGCTCATACAAATGCCTCCAGCGATGGTGCGCGATAGTTTTTGCCTTTCTGGATTTTGCCTCGTTCATCGAACACCGGCTGTCCATCCTCAAACTTGCTCCAGTTGGAAGCGTTTACCACCTCCAACGCCGCGTGCAGGTCATACCCCATCATGTAGGCAAGCCCGACGCAGGTCACGATGAGGTCGCACAGAGCATCCAGCGTCGGAACGGGCGCGGGGTCGAACTTGGACACGCCCTGCTTCAGTTCGTCGGCGAGGTCGCTAATCTGCGGGCAACCTGCACCAAGAGCTTCCGCCAGCTCGGCGGCTTCCTCGAACAAGCAGCCTGCACCATCTGATTGCGCAGCGCAGGCGTCGGCACGGGAGAACCACTCGGCGATGCCGTCCAGCACGTCGTCTTCAGTCCACTCCGGCGTGGCAAAGTATTTCTGATACTCCCGGCGCAGCATCGTGTCCTGCGCGTAGAAGCGGGCGTCCTGTGGCGTGCCGAATCCTTTTTGGATTTCCGGGCGGGCAGACCCACCGGAACACGTCGCCATGTAAGTACCGTCGGCGTCCTGCACGACCGCCAGTTGCAGCCCCATAACACTTGCACTCCAGACGCCGCAGTCGAACGTCCAGTCTATGTTTTTCAAGTTCATGTTTTTTCTCCTAAATTTCATCTGCGCTGAGTTCAATACAATCTGGGCAAAGAAAGTGCTTCGTGAAGTCTCCCCTGATTTCTGCGGCAAACGGGTCTTCCACGAACTTCACTCCATCTGTAGAGCCGCACTGTTCGCAGCAAGCTGCTACCACGGGCTGGCTATCGTCGCTCTCGGCGAGCGCCTTCAGCGTGTCCATCGAACCCGCCTCGAATCCTGCACGGAACGCTTCCCACGCCCGTTGCGTGCGGGCGTCGCGGAAGACTTCAAAGCTGGTTCCTCTACGCGCATGACTAAGCCCGTCGCTTTCTATTTCTGGTCTTTTGCTGTGCCATGCGATAAACACGTCTAACAAGTTGGTTTTGTTCATTTTCCTTTCCCCATGTCTTTCATTGCTTGTTTGTATCCCGCCCGGTACGCCTCCCAAGCCCAGTTCACCCGGTAATCCCGGAACGCCACCCCACCGCTCTGATTGGTGAAGTAGTTGAATTTGAGCTGGTAGGAGTAACGGAATTTACTCACCTGTCTCTGCCAAGCCATAAACCGCGCGGCGTATTCTTTCTTGTTGATGTTCACAAGTATTTCTCCGGGTGAATCGTAGTTAGCTTGCCATAGTCTCGTCCGACATCTACTTCACAATCCAGCACCCCCGGCGGAAACCACGGAGGGCTGGTTTTCATCGCCCGGCAATGGATAATCGCTGCTGCCGCTGCGTCCCGTTCAGGTACAACCGATACCCACTCGTCATGCACGTTCAGGTTTATCGGCACGCCGGCTTTGGCGATTTCCAGCGCTTGCCATTTGAGGATGTCAAAAGACAATTTCTGAATGATGTTTTCCGTAAGTTTACTGCCCCAGATGCACGTCGGTTGCCATCCACGCCCTTTGAACATATCGAATACATAATTCGTTTTACCTTCATCATTGGATTCTTTGCGCAGATTCTGATACCACAAATATGTGCCATTAGGGAATTTTATAGACGGAATGGTTACACCGTTGAATTGGCTAGAACCGTCAGCGAAAAACATCTTTCCATCTGCACCTCCAAACCACATTTGCTGACCTGCATACATACAGTCTAATGCACGACCGCAGTCTTTCCAGAATTGAACAATCTTGTCATTCTTTCTACGATAGGCTGCAACAATATCATCTGCAATAGCTGCCGCTTCTTCGTTTTTCTCCAATAGCATTCTTGCTTTGAATGTGGCAGCGGACATGCCGTATCCACACGATAACGTACTTTTCTTCCCGATGTCCCGCATTTTCTTTCCTTCTTTAGTTTTATCTACTTTGGCGGCGCGAAGGATTACGTCATAAGGCTTCATAAATATTTCTGTCGCCATATAAACATACGGGTCGCCTTTGTGGATAAACAAATCAATTAGCTCTTTCTGGTCGGCTGCAACGGCGTTAGCGCGGCAGTTGCTAACAATTATACCGTTATAACAGAAACGGTTTCGGCTTCCGGCATTGACAATATCGAATACTTCAATAGTACCGACAATAAGATTTCCTCGTTTCGTATAGCGCGCCCCATGTGTGTCATCATGGTAGGTACTGCGAATTTTTTTCCACAAAAACTCCTGCAAAACTCTGCAACGTTGTACAGCTTTCCGCCATATGAAAGACGTAACTGAATCCGTGCAGCGTCTCGCCGTATTATTTCTTCTGGCGTCACACCCTGATATATCCACTTTGTTACTGCATCTTTTTGGTACGAACGAATATAGTCTCTGCAAAACTTGCTTACGCACATTTCTTTGCCCTGAAACTGCACCATCACGTTTGTTTTCCTCCGTTGCGCGTTTTCCTCTCTCGTCGAAAGTTGGATATTCCCCGGCTCGTAATGCCCGGTATTGTCTATACGGTCTATCTCCAAACCCCGATAATCCTGCATAGGAAAAGTCTCCCACATATACCGGACAAACGCTTCGCAGGAAGGAAACCGATTTTCCACTTGCGTGTATGTCCGGCTGGTAAATTTCTTCGCCTTTACCCGTTCGGCTAAAGCGTTGTAGCGCTCTTGTAACTGCTTCGCGGGCAATTCGGGAATATCTGTATATTTTCGCGTGCGACAAGAACGACAGCATTTTGATTTCCCGCCGCGCAAATCGCTCACTTGAACCAAATACTCTCTCTTGCATTGGCATCGCACCCACACCTTTGGGTACTTGCAAAGAGGTATAGGCGTGTTCAGCACCGTCCAATGCCCGTACTGCTTTCCCGTTTCTCTCTCCAATAGCAAGCGGCGTTGCTGTTGCAGCCGCTTCATCGAGCGTAAGTTTGCGTCCATCTCTAGTGAAGACGACGTGGTCAGGTGTTGCGGTGATTCCGGCGTAGGTAATAACATCTTTTACTCCTTTGAAAACTACTCCGTCATGATGCACCCATTCTACGCCGTCCCACAACAAATCTTCAATAGAAATGTCTCGTATCTGTTTTATCCCTGTATTGGTTAAAACCAATCCATTTCCGGCGACGCATTCCACCTGACTAGAGTCAACTGCAAGTACCACATGACCCTTTATTGCTTTCATACTCTGGCGTAAGATTGGTTCTTTAGAACGCTTCGATAGATTCTGCCAATTACAGGCTTCACCTCCACCAAAGCGCCCCGTATGGGCAGCGGCGTAGGAAAGGTAAATCGGCGCAAGCCCCCGACTCGCAATATCCAGAAACGTCTGGGTGCGGGTCGCTTCCATACTGGACTGCGCGCCTAGTTTGGTTTCAACCAGCAACTGCACCGTTTCATCGTCATGGTCTTTGAGAGCCAAAAATTCTTGGTCGGTCTTGCTTACCGCAGGAATTAGCTGTTTCTTTTTCTCGCTCCACTTCATCGGGCAATCCACACCCAGATTTTCCAGCAGCTTGACGAATTTCGAGCTGCTACGCAGGTTCTTGTGCAGGTCATCGAGGTCGGTAAAGCCTAGCACCGCTGCCAGCTCGGACAACTTTTTCTGCCGCTCCGCTTCCAGCCGCACGGCATAGTCTTGCAGAAGCGGCACGTCGAGGTCGAATGCGGGTTTTGTCCACATTTTAGTCGTCAGGTCGCTCATCAGCAGCTCACTCACCTGACACATGGGCAGCATATAGCTGTAAAGTGCATAACACAGGTCGCTGTCGAGTTTGCAGTAGTCGCCGTAAGCCTGCCACTGCGCCTCGGTCATGTCGTCGGCGTGAACGCCTAACATATCGTGGGCAGTCCCGCGTTTCTGCTCCGCTACAAGCCCCTGTGCCTGCATCCAGCCGGACAATTTGGCGAGGCTCTTACCGCCCGCTACGCGGTCTAGCGCGGACAATTTCGCCATGATGACGGTGTCCACGGTGAACAGGGGGTGGATGTTGTAGCGAAGCCCAAGAATGCCCATATCGAAGGTACTGTTATGACTTAAAAATGGTGAATTTTCATAGGTTTGCACTAATTCTCTGATACGTTGTAACCCTTCTTCCCTCCGGTAAAACTCAGTCGGGTTAGCCCCCACCTTGATGGATACGCCAATCATTTCAAACTGGCTGCAGCGGATATATTTCTCCGTAGTAATTTTTGAAAGGGAATAATCCTTGTCGTAGTAGGTTTCAAAGTCGATGACGACAGGCAATCCCCAGTTGATTTTGGACGGGTCGCGGTAAAGGTCAGTCGGGGTCATTTGTTTTCTCCTCACGGTCTTCTCGCCAATAAACTAACTCCCCATGACAAATCTTCTGCCACGACTATCTCCATGCCTAGCACCATACTAAGCTCTGCGTCAGCCGCAACGGGAGGGTCTATCTCCATGCACAGCGCTTGGTAAGTAGCTACATCTAGCACTATATGAGTAGGTTCTTTACCGATGCGACTCATATAGTCATTACGCGCAGAATAAAATTTCTTCAATAAACTTGGTAATTCGCCTTTGCTAAGGTCTATATGTTGGTTCATGACTGTTTCTCCGTTATTCATCTTCTATCGGGTAATGGCGAAGGGTATTGATAACATCATTGTCAACACCCGGCTCAAACGTACCGATACGCACGGCATCTATTTCGTAGCGCTGCGGGACTACCCATACCCCGTGCTGTTCTTCTGGCTCTATCGGGTAGCTGAACACGCTCCCGTCGTCATCGGTTGCCACCCACTCATGGTCTGAGGGGATGCTGATTTTCACGCCGAAGTAATCTACTACCCGCGTAGAACGATGATTGAAGTGTTTGTGTTTCATTTTCCCTCCTTCACCCCATGCAACGGGCAATCACGAGTAATCCACCAGTAACTTCCATCTGCTCCCTGCCCATGATTGTTGTCGAGTACGGGGCAGGTGCAGCCTTGTTCGACTGCTTCATCGCTGCCGGGATTTGGTATTGTTGTGTTCATACCCGCACCTCCTGAAGGCTATCTCGCCAGTTTGCTATACTTGTTGACTCATCCCGCCAAGCGACCTGCGTTACTGCACCGGACTTGCCGTGTATGGCGTTCCCCCAAATGTCCCACGGCGTTATGCCCGGTTGCACTTCAAACGCCATAACAGACCCGTTGCAGTTCATCGCTACCCATCTTGCCCAACCGGGGACAATTACGTCCATGCCGTAGTAGTCTTTGACTATGCGGGATTCTGGGTCTTTTGCGTTGGAAAAAAGATTATCACGTAGTACATTGACAACAGGGGTTGCTTGCAAGCATGGCGGCGCTGCATGCTTCATGAATGCGTTAAATGTGTCACGAACACTGCAGTTCACTGATTTTGAACGGATAATATCAGCAATGTCGTTAATGATTAGGTGCATTGCTTTATGATATTCGGTATCGTCTTGTAACAAGTACGCTGAATGCAGCTTGCCTACAACCGCAATCATCCAGCTCTGGTCTTGCGGGCAATAAGCAAGGGTCTCTTTCCAGTTATCACCTTCAAGTTCCATGTAGGATTCAAGACGCCAGATTCCTGCACTACCTGATTCCCATACTTCTTGGTTGTGAGGAATGTATGGTTCGTCTTCAAACGCTCTCATCACGCCATTTTCATCAACAGCTATCCATTTGGCATGGACGTTTACACGTAGAACAAGACCGTAAAACATAACGGTCTTGTTGGATGTTTTAAGTTTCATAGTCTTCTCCTTTTTCTGCTATCTGCAACACGTTGTAACTCGGTATCGTCAGAGTAGTCTTCAAAAATATATTTCTTGCTCATTCTGGCATTTACCGTGCACCAGCCACGCAGATAGAAAGCACCAACTGTAATAAAGCACCCGCAATCCACACCTCCGGTATAGTCACTATGCCGATAACGTTCATTAACAACACGCCGATTACCACTGCAACACCACCAATCATTCGCGCGCTGGGATATAGTTTATCCGTAAACACAATCGCCTCCACTTCTTTGTGAAACGCCCAAAGAAAACAGCCTACGGCGGCTATCAGTATTGCTACATCAAACGCCTGCACCCATAAAAGGGTATATGATTCATTCATTTCTGCACCTCCCGTTCTTTTTCTTTTCTACTTGCGGCTACTTCTTTTTGAATCGCCACTACTTCCACTACTGCATTCATAAGCGCTGCTACTTTTTGTTTGAAACCTATTTTCATAATAAGCTCCTTGTTAAAATTTCAAGCCATTCTCTGTGCAAAAGCTATTGCAGCTTCCTTACTAGAAAAGCACAAGCCTCTGCTAAGCCGGTATTTATCGTCATCAATATCTAGCCATTGCGTTTCATAATAACCGTCGTCTGCCGTAATATCAGCGTAATAATAGCGTTCTCTCATACGGACGCCCGGAAGAAAGTTCACTATACGCATCCAACGGTCAAGCAATGCTTTCTCTATACCCTTAGTCCGTATGCTACGCAATGCTTCTCTGCATTGCTCCTCAATATCATCCGAATATACACCTTTTCGTATCGACTCCCACAAGAATGTGTCTTGATATTGACACAACTCATCTAGCACAGCGCTAGGGATTTTGTATCCTTTATTGTGGTGCTTGTATATGGCAACGTAAACCCTAGCGAAGTAGCTAAAAGTGCCTTTGTTAGCACTATCGGTTACTAGCTCGATGAGTTTAGCGTAATCCGCAGCGCTTTTTCTTTGCCGCTCTGCCGCTTCTTTTTTAGATGCGTCGTTTTCTCTTTTAGCCGACGCTAGTTCTTTTTTAAGTGCTGATATTTCTCTTGTAAGAGTTGCTACTTCTTCTCTAAGACTCTCAATTTCTCTCATAGTCTGTTCGTGTGGGTCAAATGCGCTTCTATAAAGTCTTTCGTCGTCTTCCCAAGTATTCATAAGTTCCTCAGCTAAATTAATTATTTACGTTTCCAGAACATCGCGTCGGTCAGTAGGGCGATGCCCGCGAAAGCTATCGCGAACACCGCACATACCAGACTAAAGCACAGGCTGCCGATGAACCAGTCCCATGCGTGGGTAAGGATGAAGTCAATCATCGCGAAGCATCCTCTTGGCGCGGGCTATCGCTTCATCCTGCGAAAGATACACCAGCCCACGGCGGAACAGGCGAACGTCGTCGGCATCGCCTTCCCACTTGAACTCACGGTAATACCACGTCTCACATGGTATGGGGACGTAGTATGCCTGCCCGATACGCAGCGCATCTTTTAGGTGGGTTTCTTGTTCAGGCTTTGCTGCTGCGGTAGCGTCTACTTTCGTCAGGAAGCACTTGTTGCGCTTCAGGTGGGTAACGTTCACCGGGTTGCCTGTCCACTCCCACTTGGCGTACCGCTCCGGCTTATCCGGTTCAGGCGTGTAGTAGGTCGGATACATAGCGAATATGCACAGAAGCCCTTGCACGCGCGCCAGATGCTCATATAAGCTCTCGTAATAGCGCGTCGTACCATCCGGGGATTCTTCCAGCATAGTGGCGATGACCGGGTGCAGCACGCCCATCGAGGCTGACGTCGTGAAGAATCGGGGAAGCCCGCGTTCTACGCACATACGGATAATGAGTTGCTGCTTGTCTGCGTTGGTGCGAATATCGTCTTTCAGTTTATCCCACAGGGATAATAATTCCTTCGGGGTATATTTGTTAATACCTAGAAAAAGGCTGTAAATATGTTCTTCAGTCATGATTAACTCCGTTGTATTTGTGGATTGCGCCGAACCAATTATGTGCTCCCAAAGAAAGCACAATGGAAGGGATTAGTTTGTTGTTAATGAGATAGCCCCAGACGTATTCGTCGTCGTAAATAATGCCGTCTTTCTCAGCAAGGGTTTTTGCCCCGTAAACAAAAAGGTGCAGGAATTCGTTGGCTAGACGTGTCGGCACAACCCACGTGCTGCCAGAAAGCCGCCCGCCAGACTCGAAAAAGGTCGCAACATAGTCGGCGAACTCGTACTCCCACGCGCGCGGAACAGTAGGGGTTTGTTCTACCTTGCCATACCAGCGAAGCGCTGCAAAATCAACCCATGCTGTATGGGTGGCTTGGGGATAATTATCTGCGGCGTTGGTGACAAATAGCGCCTTCAACCACATCATCGCGATGTATGGCATAGTCAGCGGCGCTTGTACCGTTTTATCTGCGTACTTCTCGGCGATTACTTCCGCCACTCTCTGCACCTCGCCTTCCAGCGAAGTGTCGATGTATGCGGGTGTCTCCCTGCCTTCCAGCAGTTTTTCGATTTCTGGCTTCAACGCCTCGCTGGTGTAAACCGCCATCGGGTTGTCCAGCTCGGCTAGCGGTTTGAACCGCTCCAGATACCACGGCACGGAACGCTCGTCCGTACCGGGCAAACCCTTCCAGCCAATATCGAAAAAGGCTGTAACGATATGCGGCTTCACAGCATTCCCTCTGACCAACGCTTGGCGTCGATGTCGGTCAAGAAGCACAAACCTCGCTTAAAGCGATATTTATCTTCCTTAGTATTTTTCCAAATAGCCATACCCGGCTGGTTTCCTTCATCCAGCGTGGCGTAGTAATACCACGCACCATGTTCGATTTTCGCAGCGAAACGCACCATGTTGTGCCATTTCTCCGACAGCCGTTCGTTGTATCCCACAAGCGCATATCTAACCTTCTGACACTGGATATACACCGCCGTCGGGAAACAATCGTTCAGGATAGCCTCGCGTACAAACTCCGCCTGCTTGCGCGTAAACAACTCTGCGGCGGCGTTGCGGTCAGCCTCCGGCAGGCGATTATCGTGCAGGTAGCAAAACCAATATGCAAAACGGGAAAGTTCGGGCTGGTCGTCGGTGCGTAAGCCGTGGCGTAGTTTGTCGAGTAATCCTTCGTCCGGCGGGGGAGAATTAAACGCCCGCAGGAACGTTTTAAGTTTGGAATCATCGCTGTATCTAATTTTGTCGCTATTAGTAATATGATGAGCAACTTCCCATACCGTGTAGCGGCATTTTAAGTCCGCCATCCGGTATATTTCCTCGTTCATTTTCTGTACTGTAGCAGCGAGCCTAGTACGTTGCAGCTCATACTGTGCGCGGATTTTCAGGTCTTCGGCACACGCCGGATGGTAATAACCGTCGTACAGTAATTTATATACCGCAGCAGGGACACGGTGTCCCTTCAGAATATGTTTCAATTTTTCTAGCGCGTAGGACTCGATGTTTATGCGCAGCTCCAGCACTACTTGTAACAGCGCCCACCAGAAGTTCTGCGGGATTCCACCCGCTTCTTTTTTGGCGTATTCCAGCCGATATTTCAGGTCATCAAGGTTCATTTGTTTGCTCCTGTTTCGTGTTCGATGAGCCAATCAAGGTACTGCTTGGCTTTCTCCAAGTCCCGCACGCCGCCTTTTTCTTTATAGCGGGCGAGATACTTAATCACATTCCCCCGCAGGAAGCCTGCGTATTCGGCAGGCGTTAGCCAGCTTCGCAGCAGTTCAATAGGCTGCGGATTCATCTTGAGGTAGTGGTCGCCGCCGACCTGATGGCGCGGTGATTTTTCCGCGAGGCGCTTCATTTTCTCTTGTTCAATAATAGCCTCTACGGCTTTAGTAAAACCTTCCTCGCGTTCATCCAGATATTCTTCAGTCAGGTCTTTGCGCGATGTCTCTGCAAGGAAATTCCTGTATGTTCTGGCTAGCGCCCTCACCCCTTCGCGGGCGAGCTCATCGTAGCCTTTCATTTCTCCCACCATCTGTTACAAGGAAACGTGTACGCCTCCTTCATGTGTTGCAATAATGTATCCGGCGATGCCCACATATAAATCGGCACAGGCTGCGCTTCATGGCGATAGAGCTCGCGCAGTTCCTCGTAGAGCTGCCCGTAAGCTGGAAAGGCTCTAAGCACCATGACGTGCAGCTTGCCGGGCGGTATCGGGTTGCTGATGGCGTTACGCCATGCGCAGGCGAACAGTCCCAGAAACCCAACCTTAGCAACCGCTGCGGGCAGGTTGTATACCGCCATGCTCGGGATAACCACCCAGAGGTTCAGCTCCGTTCCTACCTCCGGGTAAATCGCCACGCCGTCCATCAGGCACGGCTCTCGCGCGACGCCGGATAGTCCACACAGGGCTTCGCACAGAATGTCACCGTGGGTCTGCGATGGGTAGTCATCATCCGGCACGTGGTTTATGAACATCTGGGCGGCGGCGATGTCGGCTTCGGTGTTGTAGTCCTGCATCGCCACCAGAGGCTGTTCCATCGGTATCGAGAACTGCACATCCCGCGTTTTCGCGCACTTTAACAGCTCCAGCCATGTGAACCCCCACCCTGCAGCACGGCGGGGCTTACGGGGCGGTTTACGCGCGCCCATGTCAGCCTCCCATCGCGGCGGCGATTTCGGTTTCCAGTTGCGCAAGCGATTTAGGGTTCACGTCGCCTGCACCGATTGCCGCTGCGGTCAGACTGATAGCTTCCTCGTCGGCGTGGGTCTGTAACTGGGGCGGTACTTGCGCCTGAACAGTTCCAGCGGACTGCACAGCGGCTTGTTGCTGTGGGGCAGGCGCACCGAGGTCAGCCATAACAGGCGTTTCCGGGGCGGAGGGCGTGATAGGACTCGCCGCCGGGGCCGCAACTTCTTCCGCCGGTTTTTCTTCTTTCGGCTTGCGGGTGCGCTTAGGCTTCTCGGCTGGCGTGGCAGACTCCAGCACTTCCACGCGAGCCAGCAGGGCAGCGACGTCCGCGCGCAGCGTGTCGGCGTGCTTCTCGGCAGCTTCGGCGCGAGCGATGGCTTGAGCGGCGATGTCGTTGGCGGCAGCGGCACGGTGCAGCGCAGCGTCCAGCACTTCTATGGCTTGCGCCAGCGCTCCCGGCATCGGAAACTGTGATGCTTTGCCACGGATAACCCAGTCAACAATCTTGGTGAAGTTGTTGTACATCAGGTCAAGGGTGTCGCTGTTTACTTTCGAGGAAAGTTGCGTGTTAGGAACTTGGTTTGTCATGGTATCTCCAGTTGTGATGAGGGTTTTCGGGGGTTAAATTTATACGGTTTCTTCCGATTCGTCAAGAGCGGATTCGTCGTTATCCGGCTTGGCGTCTGATGTTTCAAGGGAAAGCCATGTGTCGTGTCGCTTCTCGGCAAGGTAGTCTAGGATGACTTTCACCTCTTGCTGTGAGCCAGCGTACTGCTCCAGCAGGTCAGGGTCGTAGATGCCGTCGCGCAGGATGTCGCTTACCCCATGCACAAGGCAGTAATCCACGGCGTACTGTGTAGACCACGAGGTCAGCCCTTGCACTTTGGACTGCGAGAGGATGCCGTTGTTGTACATGATGTAGGCGGCGACGTCGCGCACCAGAATGAAGTGCAAGGCAAGCGCGATACGCTTCGGGTCGTCGCGGATAACACGCGCCTTCTGGTTCAGGGCGATGCGTCGTCGTGCTTGGGCAATCTCGCCTGCATTGTGTGGTAGCTCCAGCGCGCGGTCGTAGTCGATAAGCCGCTGCTCGGTGGCGGCGAGGCGTTGCTCCAGATACTCGATGCGGCGCATGGCTGTGTTGATGTGGTGCAGTAGTGAGGCGTTGATTTCTTTCTGTTCCATTTTTAGTTCTCCCATGATATTTGGATGTAGTATTTAGTGTAGTCAAGGCGAAAGCCGATGCGGCGCAGGTGGTTATAAAAGCCGCTGTGCAGCCTTCTCGGAAGCGTTACAACCACCGCCTTGTTTAGGTGTCGGGTCGTTACCAGCGCTGGCTTGTAACAGCCGTCAACCTGCTTCCAGAGGTCAAAACCCAAGTCCTTGCGGCAGTAGAGGCGCAGACGCTTTAGCTGATGGTTACGCGCCAGCACCTGCGCCAGCATGACCGCACGCAAGGCTTTGGTTTGCTGTCTCGTCATAATCCTAGCAGGTCGAGGATGTGTAGCCAGATACCGGCGATGAGAAACAGCAGTACCGTCATGCGCCGTCTCCTTCGGCGTTGTCTCCTGCGTCGCCGCCTCCACCTCCGGTGTCGCCGTCAATCTCATCGAGGAAGGCTTTAAGCCGCTCCGAAAACGCACGCATCAAATACTCCTCCCACTCCTTCGGGATGTTCTCCAGAAACGCTTTGGTTTCCTTTCTGATGAAGGCGTCGATGTCGTCGGTGCGCGCATAAACGCCCGCGATGGCTATCGGCACATGGGTCGGACTGCCTAGCTCTTTACCTTTCAATAAGAAAAGGGCAAAGTACGTCAGATCCAGCCCCTCGCCGCGGCTTTCGGCAAACTTCTCGCAATCGAAACCAGCGGGCAGATTATCAGTAGCGTGGATTGCGGTGGATGCAGACGCTTCTGCCATCGGGCGGTACAGCTCCACCAACGCCTTAACAAGCGTGGCTGCTCCAGCATATTCAAAAGCAGCGGTTTCTAAGTTGTTCATTCTGTGTCTCCTATTTTGGATTCGATGAGGGTGTGGTATTTGTGAAGGACGTCCTTCACGTAAGGTTTAAGTTGTGATGCAACGCCGCGCACGCCTGCGTAAGCCGCGCTGTGGCGCTTCTTCTGCAAAAGATTGACAAGTTCTTGCGCCTCAATCTTGGAAAGGCAAACACCGGCGGCGAGGTCAGGGTAGTACACCACGTCCTGCACGTCTTGCGCTACCGTGTACAGAATATACTTGGCAGCGACGGGCATCTTGGTGGTGGTTAAGGCGTTCTCCGCTGTGGGAGTGGCTAAACCAAAGAACCGTTCCACGCCGTAGCGCTTGAGGAAGTTTCTAATACTCGCCTCCAGCTTATCGGCAAGGGCGGCGTTTCCATCCAGCCTTGCCACCTTCTCGCACCCGCGACGGATGAAGTCGCGCACCACATCATAAGCGCTCTGCGCGTTGATTACGGTGAAGCGCCAGATTTCCCTGTCGATATGATTAAACCCCTCGTGCAGCCCATAGCGGGAAATATTCCACTCCCGTGAGGCGGCGTTCACCTGCCGCTGGTGCTTGTCGGAAAGGGTATTGTCGCTGGTATTAACGCGCGTAGCGCAGTGCAGCAGGTCGCCTTGCACGTGATACAGCCAGCCTGTCTCATCTAACAGGTAGCGCCTACGCCGGGGGAAGTGGCTCTCGTCCAGCCGGTAAACCTCCATCGCCTCCCAGATAGAGGCGAAGTAGGTAACTTCAACCGTGTGCTTGCCGGTGAAGAAAACCACAACAAAGGGCTTACGTGCAGGGAAGTTCAGCTTAATGTCGCGCCCGTTATGGTTAAAGGTAAAGGCTGTCATAATTTAGTCCTCCAGAACATAAACGCGCAGGTGCGCTAGGTCCGCGTGAACCACGCTGTAGTGTCGCTTGTATTTCTCCACAGCCACGGCTAAGGCGTGGGCATCCTCCGCCGGATAAATCCGCACGCGGTTAGCGGTAGCGCGCGGATGGATGCGGATGACATCAGTCTTTCTGTATGCCTCATGGTGGAGCGTAACAAGCTCTTGGAAGAAGCCAAAGGGGAAGTCGTATCCCCAGACTTTGAAAACTTCCTGAAGCCGCATGGCGGCAACGGTCAGGCTCTTGTTGGTGTTTATTTCTTCGGGAAATGGGTAGATAATCATAGTTTATTCTCCAGTTGTTTGTGGGTGGGGGGCGCGGGTTAAATCCGCAGCCCCATGATGACGACGTTAATACTCCTTGCCCAGTTATCCTCCCCGACAAGGTGGGCGTGTAGCTTCGTGCCGGTGCATTTAATCTTCGCGCCGGTAAAGTTCTTCTTCGATGATGGCAGGATGGTGTCCAGCGTAGCGAGGTAGGCGGTGTTTATTCCCGTTACCGGCACGAATGTAGATGCGCAGTCGTCGCCGTCGCGCCGCGTCTCAGTGTCGAACATGATGCTGTCGAAGTCCTGCGGTGTTACCATGTGCATATTCGGGAAAACCCCGCCTATGGTGTACAGGTTCATCGTCGATAGCAGGATGTTGCGGGCGTCGTAGCACTCCAGCCGCCATACCGGGTCGCCGCCGGTGGAAATTTTCCCGTCGCTAGATACTGAGGCTTTCTCGTCGGTGGGGTATGCGCGGGTGGTGTATGTGCCTGCGGGAAGTTTGGGCGGGTAGAAAGTAACGCCGTCGGCAGGAAACCACGACGGCACAGGTTTGTCCGCAAAAGCATGGGGCAGGTCGATGGTGATGCCGATATGCCCGTTGGTCGCCCATACCTGCCCGCATGGGGCGAAGTGGATGCCGTTTAAGTAATATCGTACGTCTTTGGTCGCGACAAATGCCTTCGGCGCTTTCCACAGGGCGACGGGGATTTCGATGCCGTCTGGCAGCCAGTTGAAATCGGCACAGAATGAAGTGTTTTTGCTCATGGGGGTTTCTCCGGTTGTGTTTAGGTTGTTTATTGTGGCGGTGCGGACTGCACCGCCGTGGGCGGTAGGGTGGGTCAGATGTAGTACGCTACGAGCTCGCCTTCGTCCTTGCCCACCCAAAGCAGATAGCCCTCATTATTAGCCGCGTCTGTAAGCGCCTCAATAATGGCTTCTTCAGGTACAAGACCTTCGTCGTCCGCGTCTAGGTCGTCGATGACGTCGTCCGCCGTTATCCCCTGAATATCACAGCACAGCCCGATGACGTCCAGCTCGTAGGGCTCGTCGTCGCCGTAGGTTTCTTCAAACATTTCTATGAGCCTCTCGTAAACCCCGTAAGGGTAGTAGTCGCGGCCATACTCTTTGAACTGTTGCTGCAGTTGGCGTGCAGATGTAATGGGTAGAATTATGGATGCCATGATTGTTTCTCCGGTTAGGGTTAAGGTTGTTTGTTGGGTTGCGGTTTAGGTTGGCGCTTGAGCCGCGTGTTGCGCGGCGGATGCCGATTGGTTGAGTGTGGTCGGCGTGTCTGCGGGCGCGGGTGTGTCGGTTGGTAGAAGGTGGGAATGGGGGTATGTAACAGCATGGGGGTTTCTCCGGTTGTAGGGGTGTGGGTTAGCCTTGCGCGGCAATAGCGCTGGCTACTTTGGCAGCATAGCGGGCGAGGCTCTCGCCTACCCCGCCGAATTTGTCGCCGCTTTCCTCGCACAAGTGGCAGGTTAGCCTGCTTATACTCAACGCCGGACGGGCGCGGCAGAAGTTTAGACAGTGGTGGTAGTATTCCTCGCCTTCAGGTGCCCGCGCAGCACGCATTTCCGCTTCGTATTGGGCGTCGTAGTAAACCTCAGCGCGCTCCAGTAATTCCTCAAACAATATCCGCGCGCGGTTGCGCTTGCGGATTGCCTGCTCGTATTCCTTGCGATACTGCTTACGGTCTAGGAACGCTACGCCGTAGTTGTAGTGGTTCGCAATCTCTCGCAGCAGGTCAGCCCGGCGCGCCTCTTGCGGGCGCGCGTCTGTGTTCCATTGTCGCTGGCGTTTGTATTCCTGTTCGGCAAACGCTAGGGCAGCGGTAAAGGATGGGTCAGGGGCGTACATGGCTTACTCCTCATCAGCAGGCAGGTGGGCAAGATATTCCCGCGCCTGTTCTATAACCGGGTCTGGATTAACAAGCGCGCTGGCATCGTTACGGATAGCGTCCAGCAGGTATCGGGCGTCGCAGTAGTCATCTGTTAGCCAGTTGCCCCACTCCCACGGGGGAAGCACCTTGCCGTCGGCGTCTGTGACGTCGTCTATAAATGCTTCCGCCACGTCTTCGAGGATTCCTTCCACGCCATAGTAAGGCGTGAAGTACCACATGGCTATGCCGTCGCTTGTGTCTACCAGCGCTTGGGATTCTTCATTGGAGAGGAATACGAAACCGCTGTTCGGATTGAACGCCAGCTTTACGCCGTCGTCGCACCAGCTTTCTGGCAACTGGTTGTATTGCTTCCCGTCGCGGTGTTGTCCGGCGCGGGCATAACTGCGCAGCAGGTCGGCGACAAGTTCTAATTCACGCTCGCCGAAATTGGCGAGGTTAAACATATCTAATTCTTTCATGGCTTATTCTCCTTCAAAATATTCTCGCAGCGCCTCGTATATCGCGCGCACTTGTTCGGGGGTCATTCTGCATGAATGAAACTCCCTCTCGTCACAAACATGACCCGCTCCTAGCGTCACGCGCCCATTATCCAGTTCAAAACAGGCGCTGTATCCCTCAGCATCTTCATTACAAATGTGCCGGTAAATGCCTTTGCTCATACCGCACCCCCATCACGTGCTAGGGATACCGCCATTTCTTCGTCCAGCAATGCGTCTAGCTTTGCCAATGTGCCGACATAGTAGCCGCTCAAGTCGCCGTCGAATTTTGCGTCATAATAAAGCGTCTCAACGACCAGCGCCCGCAGCGCTTCTAGTTGTTCAAAGCGGCTGCTATCTGCCGGATAGTCGCGGAAGTGGCAGACGTAGTTGCGCGCGGCGTCGTCCCAGACGGCGACGGTTAGCCGGGGGATGCCGTGCAAGGTGTCAATCCGCGTGGCTATGCGCGGGTTTTCGGTGATGTTTTTAGCTTGGTTTGTCATGGTTTTATCCTTGTGTTGTGGCGGCGCAGTACGCACCGCCGGGGGTTTGTTGTGATGGCGTGTTAGTCGCACATGGGGCGCCCGTGCCATACCATCATGTCGCAGCGGTCGGCAAGCCTGCCGCTTGTGGCGAGGGCGCGGTTGGCGATGGCTATTGCCATGTCGTATTTGCGGCAGACGTCTGCGGGCAGGTAGTCGTGCAGGTCATCCCACAATCCGCAGCCTGCGGTGTCTGCCGCCGCGTGGGTGGTGTTAATGATGCGGCAGGCGATGAGGTAAGCGCGGGTGCAGACGCGATGTAACATCGCCGTAAATTCGGCGCTTTCCGGGTCAGCCGGTATTGCCGCGTTGGCTATTGGCGACGCGGTTATGCACTGCGCCAAGGCGTAGCCCCGAAGAAAACTTATAGGGTTGGTTTGCCCTAGCCGCACAAGGTGGCGCCGCTGATGCCGATTGGGTTCGGGGCTGGTTCTTCTCGCGACGATTACATCGCGGGTGTAGGCGAGGGCGGGCTGGTTTTGTGGGCAGGTCGTGTTACTCATTCCGCACCCCCTTCTTCGGCGGCGTCCTCAAGGTTGAGGGTAATCCTCGCCGCCATAAGGTCGAGAATCATCTGCGCTTCCGCCATCGGGTCGAAGCCTTCGAAATATTCTAGGCAACGTCGCCAGCCTTCGGCGAGTGCGCGGAACAATTCGCTGGCGCGTTCTACCTCTGAGTAGAATGCAATCCAGCGGAATGGGGCGGCGGCGTGGTGCGCGTTATTTTGTGCTTCGTCCGCAGACTGGCCGGCATCCTGCCATTCTTCCTCGTCGAGGAAGCGTCCCGTTGTCCAGCCCCGCGCGGCGTCATAGCCGTCGCATAGAAGCTGATATTGCACTTCTTCCGCGTAGGCGCGGATTTGTCCAATACTGGCGGATTTGAGGGTGATAAGCGCTTTAGTCAGGTTTTTCATGATTGGCTCCTTTTATACTGTTATGTGTAGGGGTTGGTGCGTTTACTAGCTACGCTATGCCCGCTGGCATAGCGTAGACGCTTGCATCGGGTAGCGGCCGCGACGGGGGGGGCGGCAAACGAGGGGACCCAAAAGG